TCATTTTAAACTCACTAGTGGGTTTTTACTTACAGCATCCTCTAAATGATCAGGGGAGAAATGTGCGTATATCATCGTCATCTTAATATCGGCATGGCCTAAAATTTCTTTAAGCACAAGTATGTTTCCGCCGTTCATCATAAAATGACTCGCAAATGTATGGCGCAGGACGTGGGTGCATTGGCCTTCTGGCAGCTCAATACCAGCTCTTTTTACAGCACGCTCAAAGGCTTTTCTGCACGGCGTGAACAACTTCCCTCGGTTCTTAGGTAGTTCGTCATACAGATCCTGAGAGATCGGCACGGTACGGTTTTTCTTGCCCTTGGTCTTGGTATAGGTGATTCGGTATTTCGATAATTGATGGCCCTGCAGGTTTTCGGCTTCACTCCATCGTGCGCCGGTGGCCAGGCATATTTTTGCTATCATCAGCAGACTGGGGCTTTGAGAATCAGCGCAGGCATCCAGCAGGCGCCTAATTTCTTCCGGGGCTAAGAACGCTAGTTCACCTTCTGCGATTTTAAATGTTGGCAAACCGGCGAGTGGGTTGGGTGCTGACCAGTGGCCCAGCTTTTTCAGAGTACCAAAAACGGATGATAGGTTGCGTTGTTCAAGGTTTACCGTGCGAGGCTTAACTGGCGACATAAGCGCGCCGTCTTCATTTCGCACCCCACCTTTTAGCCGTGCTTCGCGGTATTTCGTAAAGTCACCGGCGGTCAGCTCTGAAGCGATGGGATCGCCCAGACCATTACAGATAATATTAAGTTTCGCCATTAGGCGTTTGGGATCTGCAAGCGTCTGCCCGTAGAGTGAGTGCCATTGCTCAATTACTTCTGACAAGCGACGACGATCTTCCTTCTCACCAAGCCATGGCTTTTTGTTTACTTCATCCATGGTGAAGTTTTCGAATGCTATAGCCTCGCCTTTCGTCGCAAATTGCTTACGCACGCGTTTGCCGTCGCGCCCGTTCGGGTAGCACTCACACAACCATTTTCCGTTCGGCTGCTTTCTGATCGTCATATCACAGACTCTTAATTACTTTTATAGCACGGCCTACTACCTCTATATCATCAAGGCTGCACTCAAAAGATGATTCACCCTGCTGGACAATTAAGCGATTGCCGGGGATGCGTGCAAGTTTAGCTATCGTTTTTATTCCATCAATATCAACGAGCCATACGCCATTTACTGGTGGAGTGCCGCTACGGTCAACGAGATAAGAGCCATCGTCTGTATGGATGAGCCACGGATTAGTCATGTTGTGGGGGATTAGACTGTTATCCAATATCACCTTGCCTTGGTCCACTAAAGCGCCACCATCTAATGTGGCCTTATCAATTTCAGGCGCTACAACTTCGGATAACGGTTTGATATGGGTCTGGTTCACAAAACCAAAACTATTTTCCTGCGCGTTATTATCATTTTTATCACCTTGCCCAGTCGTTAACCAAAGCAGCGAAACCCCAGTTTCAAGAGCGCACTGTATAACCCATTCAGCAGGGAAGCTGTCTCTTAAGTATCTGTTTGCCATGGTGCTTTTTGAAACGGAAAGATGGTCACACAACTGCTGTCGAGAGCTGAAGTTATAAGCCTTAATCAGCCTATTGATAGCTTCACGCCCTCCACTGTCATTACCTACCTTGATGGATCTCATAAGCAAAACCCTTGACGTATATAAAATGTGACCTTAGTATTCGCTCAAGGTTTGAAAAACAAACCTCAACCCTATAAAACGAGATAAATCGAAACCAAACTAAGAGATACTGCACTATGAGCACTGATATTTCAATTCGTGTACCAAAAGAGATGGCTACGCCTGCAGAGTTCGCTGAATGGGAAGATATCTCCCGTGGTTCTGTTTACCAGAAAATTCACCATGGTCAGCTTGCTAAGTACATGGTCAAGAAAGAAAAAAACAAAGGTCGCGTAAGTCTGCGTTACCTGATGTACAAAACAGACCAGGTTCGTGAATCCCTCGGTCATTCCAACTTTCGCGTCATTGTTGGTCAGTAAGTTCAATTATGAGAACTTTTTGAGAGGGGCGCATGTTTGATTATAAGATTTCCAAACATCCACACTTTGACGAAGCCTGCCGGGCTTTCGCGCTGCGTCACAACATGGCGAAGCTGGCAGAACGCGCAGGAATGAATGTCCAGACGCTGCGCAATAAGCTGAACCCGGAGCAACCGCATCAACTTACGCCGCCGGAGATCTGGCTGCTGACTGATATCACAGAAGACTCAACGCTGGTTGACGGTTTTCTGGCTCAAATCCATTGCCTGCCGTGTGTGCCATTGAATGAAGTGGCAAAAGAGAACCTGCCGCATTACGTCATGAGTGCAACTGCGGAAATTGGGCGAGTAGCTGCAGGCGCAGTATCCGGTGATGTAAAAACCAGTGCGGGCCGCCGCGATGTTATCAACAGCATCAACTCTGTCACGCGCCTGATGGCACTCACCGCAGTTTCATTACATGCGCGTTTGCAGGCGAATCCGGCGATGGCAAGCGCAGTAGATACCGTGACGGGCCTCGGCGCTTCGTTCGGTCTGATCTGAGGTGGTTATGCTGACTAAAGAACCATCTTTTGCATCACTGCTTGTTAAGAAAAGTCCTGCAATGCACTGCGGTCATGGCTGGATTATGGGGAAGGATGGCAAGCGCTGGCATCCGTGCCGCTCTCAGGATGCGTTGCTGGCTGAGCTGTCCACTAAAAAGCAGGGGAAACCATGGCTATTGAAGGCGATGCTGCGACTGTTCCGCTAAGCGCTGGCCTCCGCCTTAATGGGTTAAACCACATCGCGGAATTAAGGGCGAAAGTGTTTGGCTTAAATATTGATTCAGAACTGGAGCGCTTTATTAGTGATATGCGGGACCAACGGGATATTAACCATGAGCAGAATAAACGCGCACTAGCCGCAATATTCTTTATGGCAAAGATTCCGGCGGAACGTCATAGCGTCAATGTTAGTGAGCTGACGACTGACGAAAAGCGGGAGCTGATTAAAGCAATGAACCATTTCCGTACAGTGGTGAGTTTATTTCCAAATCGGCTAGCCATGCCGAATTAACCCACAACCGAAATTAAAGGCGTAAACCCGCCGGGCTTCTTATTGCCCAAATTCAGGAGAAACAACAATGCGAAATATTGAAACCCGAATCACCAAAACAGGACCAGATGATGCTGGCCTTAACCAGATGCTGACTGATGCGCGCATGGAAGAACGCCGTGCACGTGCTGCGGCAATGGCAGCCCGTCTTGATAGCCTAGCTTGCCATATCACGTCACGCCAGCTTAATCACGTTGAAGCGGCGGAGCTGCTGCGTATTGCGGCTGAAAACATTCAGAACGAAGCGCAGGAGATCCACTGATGGCTGATTCAATGGACCTTGTACAGCAGCGCGTTGAAGAAGAACGTCAGCGCCACATCCACACTGCCCGCAACAGAACGCCGGGCGTTTCCCGTGTGCTCTGCATTGATTGCGATGCACCGATCCCGCCAGCTCGCCGCCGCGCTATTCCGGGCGTGCAGTGTTGCGTCACCTGTCAGGAAATCGCAGAGCTGAAAGGCAAACATTACGTAGGGGGTGCTGTATGAGCACTATCCTGAAATGGGCGGGTAATAAAACCGCCATCATGGCAGAACTGAAAAAACACCTTCCAGCAGGCCCGCGACTGGTTGAACCTTTCGCGGGTTCCTGTGCTGTGATGATGGCGACAGACTATCCTCATTATCTTGTCGCGGATATTAATCCAGACCTGATTAATCTCTATCAGGTGATTAAGAATGATGTTGAATACTTCATCAAAGAGGGCAGATATCTTTTTGAAGCCCGTAATGATCCAGAGGCATATTATAAGACGAGACAGGAGTTTAACTTGCGCCATGGTGGCGCAATTGAACGTGCATTGTATTTCTTATATTTAAATCGCCATGGTTATCGCGGACTGTGTCGCTATAACTTGGACGGTTATTTTAATGTTCCTTACGGTAATTATAAAAAGCCGTACTTCCCTGAAAACGAAATACGCATATTTGCAGAAAAAGCAAAACGCGCAACGTTTATCTGCGCTAGCTATGACGAGACACTGGCATTGCTGCAAACGGGTGATGTTGTCTATTGCGATCCACCATATGACGGCACGTTTAACGGATATCACACGGCTGGTTTTACAGAGGATGATCAGTACCATCTGGCGTCTATTCTTGAACGCCGGTCATCAGAAGACCATACGGTTATCGTGTCCAACAGCGATACGTCTCTGACCCGTTCGATTTATCGTGATTTTACTCGCCATCGTATAACCGCTAAGCGCAGCATGGGCGTGGCTGCCGGTGATAGTAAAACTGCAGTAGAAATCATCGCCACAAAATCAGCAGGCTGGTTTGGTGTAGATTTGGCGTCCGGTCCAGATATCTCGGTGGAAACTGAGGTGCGGGCGTGGCAGTGAGTAAATTCACATTACATCATGCACAAACCACCGGCGGTTCGAATGAGGCCGCCGTGGCCTTTCCATGGAATGCCCCAAAAAAAGCGGTTAACCCATATCTGGACCCGGCGGAAGTTGCGCCAGAGTCTGCGCTTTCAAACCTGATCACTCTCTACGCTACGGATAACGAGCAGGAGCATCTGCGCCGTGAGGCGCTGAGTGATAAGGTTTGGGAACGTTATTTCTTTAATGAATCCCGCGATCCTGTCCAGCGTGAAATAGAGCAGGATCGGCTGATTAGCCATGTCAAAATGGCCCGCGAACAGCAGCGCGTTAATCCCGATTTGGTGATTATTGCCGAAGTAAGCGCCATGCCTGCCCATATCAGCAAGCCTCTGCTGGAGCGGATTAAATACTTCCATAGCCTGGGCAGGGCTAAAGCTTATTCCCGCTATCTGCGCGAAACAATCAGGCCTTGTCTTGAGCGGCTGGAGCGTGTGCGTGACAGTCAGGTGTCTGCGTCTTTTCGGTTCATGGCGAGCCAGGACGGGCTGGAGGGGCTGCTGGTACTGCCTGAAATGAATCAGGATCAGGTCAAGCGCCTTTCCACGCTGGTTGCGGCACATATGAGCATGTGTCTTGATGCGGCCTGCGGTGATCTGTTTGTCAGTGACGATGTTAAACCAGAAGAAATCCGCCAGGCATGGGAAAGGGTTGCTGCAGAAGCCATGCGCCTTGAGGTCATCCCGCCTGCCTTTGAGCAGTTACGCCGCAAAAAGCGCCGCCGCAAGCCGGTGCCTTATGAACTGATCCCACCGTCGCTGGCGCGCATGCTGTGCGCGGACTGGTGGTATCGCAAATTGTGGCAGATGCGCTGTGAGTGGCGGGAGGAGCAACTGCGCGCGGTCTGCCTGGTCAACAAGAAAGCGTCCCCGTATGTCAGCTATGAAGCCGTGATCCACAAACGCGAGCAGCGCCGAAAATCGCTGGAGTTCTTCCGCTCGCATGAGCTGGTCAACGAAGACGGTGACACGCTGGACATGGAAGATGTGGTTAACGCCAGCAACAGCAATCCGGCGCACCGCCGTAATGAAATGATGGCCTGTGTTAAAGGGCTGGAGCTGATCGCGGAAATGCGCGGAGACTGCGCGGTGTTTTATACCATCACCTGCCCGTCACGTTTCCACGCAACCCTCAATAATGGCAGACCTAATCCGAAATGGACCAGCGCCACTGTCCGGCAGAGCAGTGATTATCTGGTTGATACATTCGCCGCTTTTCGCAAGTCCATGCACAAGGCCGGGCTGCGCTGGTACGGAGTCCGCGTTGCAGAGCCGCACCATGACGGCACCGTGCACTGGCATCTTCTGTGCTTTATGCGCAAAAAAGACCGTCGCTCCATCACCGCGCTGCTGCGTAAGTTTGCAATCCGTGAAGACCGCGAGGAGCTGGGCACCAATACCGGGCCGCGCTTCAAGTCTGAGCTAATCAACCCGCGCAAGGGCACGCCGACCAGCTACATCGCCAAATACATCAGTAAGAACATCGACGGGCGCGGGCTGGCTAAAGAAATCAGTAAAGAAACCGGCAGATCACTGCGTGACAGCGCCGAGCATGTCAGCGCCTGGGCGTCGCTGCACCGTGTCCAGCAATTTCGTTTCTTTGGTATTCCGGGGCGTCAGGCATACCGCGAGCTGCGCTTGCTGGCTGGTCAGACCGCGAGAGTGCAGGGCGAACGTAAAGTGGGTGTGCCGGTACTGGATAATCCGCGTCTGGATGCGGTACTGGCAGCTGCGGACGCAGGTTGCTTTGCCACCTACATCATGAAACAGGGCGGTGTACTGGTTCCCCGCAAACATCACCTTGTCCGCACGGCTTATGAGCTTAACGACGAACCGAGCGCCTACGGCGATCACGGTATCCGTATCTATGGCATCTGGTCCCCGATTGTAGAGGGCAAGATTTGCACGCACGCGATGAAGTGGAAAAAGGTTCGTAAGGCCGTTGACGTTCAGGAGGCGGCAGCCGACCAGGGCGCTTGCGCCCCTTGGACTCGTGGCAATAACTGTCCCCTTGTGGAAAATTTGAACGAATCAGGGGCGGAAACTGCACCAGCTGCACCTGATATAACGACCATGGATGACCAAACACTGCAGGAATACCTGCATGGAATGGGGAAAAAGGAACTGCGTGAGTTAAACATCCGTCTGCGGCTGGTAAAACCGAAGCGCCGAAGAGGCTATAAACAGGAAATCAGCGATCAGCAGCGTCTGCAGCTGGAGTATGAGCTGCAGTCCAGGGGCTTTGACTGCGGTGACAGGGAGATCGATTTGCTTCTGCGAGGTGGCAGTATCCCATCTGGCGCTGGCCTGCGGCTTTTTTACCGGAACCAGCGACTGCAGGAAGATGACAAATGGCGGCAGTGGTATTGATTTTCCTGATTATTTGATTTCTATCAGCGCTATCTGATTGAAAGCAAAAAAGGGTTTTACAATTCGAAATAGCTACTATGCTGTATATATAAACAGTGTATATACATACAGTTATTTGGTCGATAGTAGTGATAGGAGGGAAAATGCAGGACTACCTTTTGGAGTCGTTGAAGCTCCAGCGCATTGATTTTTTTATCAAGCTTGTAGCGGCTAGTGAGTGCAGCGATGAAGAAAAGCGGCTGGCTATCCAGTGGGTTTCAGAGCTGACTGATGAGTTGATGGCGAAAATCAGAAGCCATGAATATAACCGTTCAATGGACGTAACCAGCTAAAGGCGGCCTCTTATGCGTGTCGAAATAATGATTGATAAAGAGCAGAAAATTAGCCAGGCGACACTGGAAGCATTAGAGGCAGAGCTTTATCGGAACCTGCAACCTCTGTATCCCAAAACCACGATCCGCATTCGTAAAGGCAGTACCAATGGCATCGAATTGAGTGGCGTAAAACTTGATGAAGATAAGCAGCAGGTAATGGAAATAATGCATCAGGTCTGGGAGGACGATAGCTGGATGCATTAACTTAGCGAACATTGCAAGCGATAAAACTGGTTTTACCGCTTGCAAGGTTGAACAACGAGAGAAGCGAGGCGTTAGGCCGTGGGCAAAAGTGACAGTAATTATCAGGTCGTTTATCGGGATGAGATACTGCAGAAGTACGTTCCCGGAGGCTGGGTTCTGTTTCAGCGAGGCAAGCAATACGGCGGCGGCTTCTGGTTAGGAAAAACTTATGATGGATTGTTTATGCTGGAGTTTGAATACCCGGTTTCCCTTCACGATGGTGTTGTGTACATAGTCCAGCATACGCAGACGGCGGCTAATTTTATGGATTTTGACGATGATTTTACGCTGACGTGACGATGTGGTGAGACTGCATGCCTATGCCGCATGAATCCGCATGATCGTTTGAGGATCGTTTTAGCCGAGGCCCGCCAGTTCTGGCGGACTTTTCCGTATGTCATGCAGGTGCATGAAAACCACTGCATAAAGCGGGCAGGCGTGGCGGGGATACGAGCGCGCGCTCACAGGAAAATTTGTGTATCTGAAAGATTTATCAAGTACACTTTGGGGAACGGCATTTGGTGGCAAAAGGTAATAGTATGATGGATGTTGTGACAGGAATTGTGGACTTTTTCCGTAAAATACCAACTGTATTTCTCGTTGCAATTACTTGTGTAATGGGTTTAATTCTGTTCCTACCTGAAACATTGGCGTCGCAGGTTGCCGTTGATGGCTTTCGAAGGGAATATAGGATTTATATAGGACCAGCTTTTTTACTTGCTATTTCATTTTTAGTAGCGAAAACATATCTATTTTTTAATGATATATATGAGTATAAGCAAAACCAAAAATCTCGTATCGCATGGTTAGAGAAACTTACACCAGAGGAAAAGGGATATCTGGCTCCATATATAATTAATGGGTTGAATACGCAGAAATGCGGGCCGGACGATGGTGTTATGGGAGGATTAGTCGCTAAAGGAATTACTTATCGCTCCTCTAATATTGGTAGTTTGGTTGAGGGATTCGCGTACAACTTGCAGCCGTGGGCACGGGAGCATTTAGAAAAAAACCAGCATTTACTCGATGGGGCATCTGGTAGGGCAATGACACCAGGCGAAAGGTTAGGATTTAGACGGATGTATTGACCAGTTGTATATTGAAACTGGTCAATGGTAGTCAATAATTTATTCTATACATAACTCGTATGGTTCAAAGGCTATAATTTTCTCTCCAAGCCAGTTGTTTAATTCTTCAAGTCGTTTTTGCAAGGGAGTCAATTCATTGCGAACAAATACACGACTGGCTTTCTCAACATCTCCAAATCCGCCAACGTTACTTGGCATAATCCCCATCATTTGTGGTGGTACGCGATGTGCCGCCATCATGTCATCACGGCTTACGTTCTTGATGTTCAGAAACTCATCTTTTGCTGCTACTTCTGACAGTGGGATGATCTGAATACCGTCCTTTTTGCCGTTAGGAGAATACATAAAGAGGTTACGGAAGTTGCCAGGCCCTTTCGCGCTTTTCATCGCCTGACGGATGTTGTTCACGTCCTCCTGGTTCTGTGCCGCGTCAGTCATGTACATGATAAAGCCCGCGTGGCTGCCGTTAATGTAATACTTGCGGCGGAACAGCGTTGCAGACTCATTCAGCAGCGCTGATGGAATAGCGGACAGATAACCCGGCAAACCGTAAATCTCCTGGTTAATATCAGGCTCCATCAGGTGAAAAACGCTACCAGTCGTAAACTCATAGGGCTGAGTTTTCAGGCCATATTGCACATACCAGTATGTATCGAGGTCCACCCCACGGCGGGTGTATTTCGCCAGCGTTGGTTCCAGTGAAAGCACGCCGCCGAGCCGATTGGTGCGCTTCTCCAGATAGGCGTTACCAAAAACCAGATAATCCTGCACAAAACGGGTAAATGCCTGCTGGCTGAGCAGGCGGTGCGGGATATAGGTGCTGCAGAGAATGTCACGTTTCACAGCAAGGGGCGAGCTATGGTGCACGGCGGCGCGGTAGGTGCGCGCCAGCCCGTCAAAACTCACCGGTGGCTCATACCACCTGTCCATCTGCACGCATTCCACATAGTCCAGTAATTCGCGGCGGTCCAGTACCGGGATCGGATCACCGAAGCTGAATGCTTCTGCCGCTGCGCCGCGGCTGGTATTTGTGTTGTGATTAGCCGCGGCGCGGCGGTTCTTACATTTGCCCATTAGAAAATCTCCACAATATTGCTGGTATTAGCGGCCTCGCCCTGCAGCGGTTCGTTAAACAGCGCGTGCATCGTTGCCCAGGCCAAATCTGCATGGCTGGCTTCTTCACTTCGGCTGGCTTCATATGTTGGGCGGTTGCCGCTGGCGGTGGTGGCCCGGCGGATTGCCATAAAGGATTGCGCGATGTCGGTGTGCCCTGCGTCGAACTCCAGGCGGCGGTGGCTGATAATGTCGTATGCCTTGAGAACCAGGGCGTTTTTGACGTTCGGGTTATAAACGAACTCGCGGACGGCGGGGAAAAAGGCTTTAACGTTCTCATAGACGCCGTGGCCTACGCCGGTTGAGTCGATGCCGATATAGGTCACGTTATATTGCTGCGTGAGGGCTTTGATAGCGTCAGCCTGGGCGCGAAAGTCCATTCCGCGCCACTGGTGACGCTCCAGAATACGGAACTTGCCGCCCGATACTGATGGCGGGGCAATGACGACGCAACCGGCGCTGTCACCGTTCTGCGTACCTTTCGCCGGGTCATAACCGATCCAGACTTCACGCCAGCCAAACGGACGCAGCGCCAGTGCCTGAAAATCAGTCCAGACTTCCCAACTGTCCACCATGCAGGCCTGCAGCTCGCTGAGCGGGAACACGGACGCCAGATCGTCAATAAATTCACACATCAGCAGGTTCTGGTATTCGTCAGGGCTGTATTCCATGCGCAGCTGGTCGAGGTCGAACAGGTTACAGCCACCGCGCACGGCATCCTCAACGGTGACGATCTGGCGGTATTGTCCATCTGGGCAAAGCACGCCGCGCGCCAGATTGGCGTGGGTCAGGTCAATATCTACCTTGTCAGCTTTTGCGCGGCCCCGATTGAACAGGGCGCCCGACCAGAACGGATAGGCGCTGTGGGTCAGGCTGGACGGCGTGGAAAAATAGGTTTGCCGCCATTTTTTGTGAATCGCCATCCCAGATGCCACTTTGCGTAGCTCCTGGAATTTCGGTATCCAGAAATATTCATCAAGGTAAAGGTTGCCATGGTAGCTCTGCGCGGTGCGGGCGTTTGTGCCGAGGAAATACAGCGTGGCGCCGTTGCTGAGCGTCATCGGGTCGCCTTTCAGCTCCACATCAACCTCTTTGGCAAAGTCGATGATGTATTGCTTAAAGACGTGTGCCTGCGCCTTGCTGGCGGAGAGAAATATTTGATTGCGCCCGGTGGTGATAGCGTCGATCAGCGCCTCGCGGGCAAAGAAATACGTTGCGCCTATCTGACGGGATTTAAGCAGGTTGCGGATGCGGTGCTTAACGCCTGCCTGCCACCAGTGGCGCTGATATTCGAACATACCGCCACGGAATATTTCCTCCAGCTTTTCGATCTGCTCATCTGTGAAAACATTCTTTTCAGGCTGGCGGCGCGGGCCTTTGTTGCGGTTGGCAACTTTCGGATTTAAATCAGCCTCGTTCCCGCCATCGTTGAATTTCCCGATCCGGGCGTGACGCTCTGACTGACGTGCCAGCAGGTCAATTTCCTTAAAGTCCTTCCCTTCTTTCTGCTCCTTCATGATGAGCTGGCAATAGCGGGCTGCAGTGGTGAGCTGCATCTGATCGAGTGGGCCATACTCGCCCCACTTATCACGCTTTTTCCAGCTGTGAACGGTTGCAACTTTCTCGCCCAGCATTTCAGCAATGCGGGCTACGCGGTATCCCTGAAAATACAGCAGCATTGCCTGCCTGCGGGGATCGAGGTCTGCGGGGGTCATGGTTTCCATGGCTCAAACATACGGCCTTGATTGCAGCCTTTCCCTGACTGCGTTTTGTGTGGTTTATCGCACAAGGCGCGCGCGTTGTTTCACCCCCTCCATCACAGCAAACATAAGGCTCCAGTAAGTTTTTCTAACGGAGCACAGCTCATGACAGTGAAAACAAAGCGATTCCGTATCGGGGTGGAAGGTGCCACCACTGACGGGCGCGAAATCCAGCGTGAATGGCTAGTTCAGATGGCTGCCAGCTATAACCCGGCGGTGTATACCGCACAAATCAACCTTGAGCACATCAAAGGATATTCACCGGATGGCACGTTTAAGCGTTATGGGCATGTCGTCGGTTTGACCGCTGAGGAAATCACGGATGGGCCGCTGAAAGGAAAAATGGCTTTGTATGCCGAAATTAACCCATCCCCCGATCTGGTAAGCCTGATTAAGCAGTGGCAAAAGCAGTTCACCTCCATGGAGGTCAGTCCGAAATTTGCTGATACCGGCAAAGCCTATCTGGTGGGGCTTGCGGCAACTGACGATCCGGCAAGTCTGGGAACTGAAATGCTGGCTTTCAGCGCTAGCGCTAAGCAAAACCCGCTGGCGAATCGTAAGCAAAGCCCGGAAAACCTGTTTACCGCTGCAGAAGAAACGGTGATTGAACTGGAAGAAGTTCAGGACGAAAAGCCGAACCTCTTTTCCCGTGTTGCTGCGATGTTCACCAAAAAAGAACAAAGCGACGATGCGCGATTCTCTGATGTGCATAAAGCCGTGGAGCTGCTGGCAACCGAACAGCAGAGCCTGGGCGACAGCACGCAAAAATCCTTATCTGAGCAGGGCACGCGCCTTTCTGAACTGGAAACAGCGCTGCAGGCGCAAACCACGGCATTTGCCGAGCTGCAGCAGAAGCTGAGCCAGGAAGATAGCCGCAAAGATTTTCGCCAGCGCACGCCGGGCGGCTCTGCGCCTGCTGGCTCTCTGACCAATTGCTGATGGAGCATAAAACCCGATGAAACAGAAAACTAAATTTGCATTCAATGCCTACCTGCAGCAGCTGGCCCGCCTGAACGGTGTGGAGGTGGAGGAGCTTTCCAGCAAGTTCACCGTTGAGCCGTCCGTACAGCAGACGCTGGAGGATGAGATCCAGCAGTCCGCTGCATTCCTGACGCTGATTAACGTCTCGCCGGTTGATGAGCAGTCCGGGCAACTTTTGGGGCTGGGCGTAGGCAGCACCGTTGCCGGAACCACCGACACCACCAAACAGGACCGTGAGCCTACCGATCCGATGGTGATGGTGGATGTGGAATACAAATGTGAACAGACCAACTATGACACGGTGCTGACCTACGCGAAGCTGGACCTGTGGGCGAAGTTCCAGGACTTCCAGGTGCGCGTGCGTAACGCCATCATCAAGCGTCAGGCGCTGGACCGCATCATGATTGGCTTTAACGGCGTGACCCGCGCCAAAACCTCTGACCGTTCCGCTAACCCTCTGCTGCAGGATGTGAACAAAGGCTGGCTGCAGAAAATCCGTGAAGATGCACCGGATCACGTTATGGGCAGCACCACGAAAGACGGCGTAACCACTAAAGGCACGGTGAAAGTGGGTAAAGGCGCGTCGGGGCTGGATGAAAAAGGCTACGAAAATCTGGACGCCGTGGTGATGGATGCCGTCAACGAGCTGATCGATGTGGTGTACCAGGACGATGATGAACTGGTGGTGATCTGTGGGCGTGAGCTGTTGTCCGACAAGTATTTCCCTCTCGTCAACAAAGACCAGGAAAACAGTGAAAAGCTGGCTGCCGATCTCATTATCAGCCAAAAACGCATGGGTGGCCTGCAGGCGGTCCGCGCGCCGTTCTTCCCGGCAAATGCCCTGCTGATCACTCGTCTGGATAACCTGTCCATTTACTGGCAGGCAGATACCCGCCGCCGTTCTGTCATTGATAACCCGAAACGCGATCGCATTGAAAACTTTGAATCGGTCAATGAGGCGTTTGTGGTGGAGGACTACCGTTGCGCGGCCCTGGTTGAAAATATCGAGTACGGTGATTTCAGTACTCCAGCACCAGATGCCGGGGAGTAATGCATGAGCCTGAGTCCCGCAAGGCAGCACCGCCTGCGCGTTCAGGCTGAACAGGCCGCCCGGCAGGGCGGCAGTGTTCGCCACGCGTCAGGTTATGACCTGATGCTGCTGCAGCTGGCGGAGGACCGCCGCCGCCTTAAAGGCATTCAGTCCACGGTAACAAAGGCGCAAATCAAAGTTGAGCTGCTGCCTAAGTATGCCGCCTGGGCGGAGGGGGTGCTGGCTGCCGGAGGTACGCAGCAGGACGATGTGCTGATGTTCGTGATGCTCTGGCGTATTGATGCCGGTGATTATGCCGGAGCGCTGGAAATCGGGCGTCATGCACTGCGTCAGGGCTGGGTGATGCCAATTGGCAATCGGAACGTGCAGACGGTGCTGGCGGAAGAAATTGCAGACGCGGCGCAAAGCGCCCTGATTGCCGCAACGGGCTTTGACGCTGAGCCGCTTCTGCAGACTCTGGACCTTACCGCCGATCACGATATGCCGGATCAGTCACGGGCGCGACTGCATAAAGCAATCGGCCTTGTGCTGGCTGAATCCAGCCCCGCATCAGCGCTTAACCACCTCAACCATGCGCTGCAGCTCGATAACCACTGTGGCGTGAAGAAAGATAAACAGCAACTGGAGCGCCGTTTGCGCGCCGCCGGTAGCTGACCGAACGTGCCCCGCGCACGGGCGGCACGGGGTGGCGAAAGGCAACGCCACATCAAAACCCCGTCCACCGCCCTCTAATCTGGAGAAAGCCGCATGAAGTTTGTTGCGCCCGAACAGGCACCGGAACAGGCCGAAGTCATCAAAAATACGCCGTTCTGGCCTGATGTTGATTTGTCGGAGTTTCGCAGCGTGATGCGAACGGACGGCACGGTGACGGCACCACGTTTAAAGCAGTTGATCCTTTCTGCTATGTCAGAGGTTAACGCAGAGCTTTACACCTTCCGCCAGCGCCAGCAGATGCTGGGGTTTATGACGCTGGCAGATGTGCCTGCGGAGCAGCTGGACGGTAAAAGCGAGCGTATCCACCACTATCACAATGCTGTTTTTTGCTGGGCGCGTGCGCAGGTCAATGAGCGTTATCAGGACTATGACGCTACGGCGTCCGGCGTGAAACGAGGGGAGGAGCTGGCGGAGGCCAGCGGCGACCTGTGGCGGGATGCCCGCTGGGCTATCAGCCGGGTACAGGATGCACTGCACTGCACGGTGGAGCTGATCTGATGAAAGTGCGTGCGTACCAGAATGACACGGTGGACGCGCTTTGCTGGCGTCATTACGGACGCACGCAGGGCGTCACTGAACAGGTACTGCAGGCAAATCCGGGGCTGGCTGAATATGGCCCATTTTTACCACACGGCCTGCAGGTGGAGCTGCCGGATATTGCCACCACGACCACGGTGCAGACCGTCCAGCTATGGGACTGAACTATGACGCTTGAACGAATCAGCGCCTTTGTTACGTACTGCATCGCCTTATTCATGGCGAAGCTTGGGAACTTTGATCTGCAGGCTGCAGCGACCATCACCGGAATGGTGCTGGGTTTGTGCATGTTTCTGGTCAGCTGGTACTACCGGCACAAGACCTATCAGCTGCTTGCCAGCGGGAAAATCAGCCGGGGTGAATATGAGTCTGCGGGCCGTTAAAAACTGCGTTATCGGTGTGGTGCTGGCGATTGCTGCCACGCTGCCGGGTTTTCAGCAACTCCACACATCAGTGGAAGGATTAAAGCTGATTGCGGATTACGAGGGATGCCGCCTGCAGCCTTATCAGTGTGATGCGGGGGTGTGGACTGACGGCATCGGCAACACGTCAGGCGTGAAGCCGGGCAGGACCATTACAGAACGGCAGGCGGCGGGAAACTTCATCACCAACGTGCTGAGGGTTGAAACCGCGCTGGCACGCTGTGTCCTGGTGGATGTTCCGCAGTTTGTCTATGACGCGCTGGTTTCTCTGGCCTTTAACGTTGGGACCGGCAATACCTGCAGTTCCACCATGGTGAAGTTTATTAATCAGAAGCGCTGGCGGGATGCGTGCTATCAGCTGCCGCGCTGGGTGTATGTCAACGGTGTATTTAATCAGGGGCTGGATAACCGCCGCGCGCGGGAGCTGTCCTGGTGCTTAAAAGGAGCAACGGAATGAAAAATAAAATAGCGGTGGCCTGATGCGCATACTGGCGGCGGTGATAGCGCTGGTTCTGGCTTTGCTGGGCTGGCAAACGTGGCAGTTGAACAAGGCCCGGCAGACGATTGAGCTGCAGGGACGTGATCTGGAAGCCAGCAAGGAAAAACAGGCCCGCGCCAGCAGTCAGCTGATCGCGCTGTCTGTTCTGACCGAAACCAACAACCGGGAGCAGGCGCGGCTTTATGCGGCGGCGGAAGAATCCACCGCGCTGCTGCGCCAGCGCCAACGGCGTATTGAGGAACTTAAACGTGAAAACGATGATTTGCGGCGCTGGTCTGATACTCCTTTGCCTCCTGACGTTATCAGGTTGCGTGACCGCCCAGCGATCGCCGGAGGTGCAGCTTACCGTGAATGGCTGTCCGAAAATAACGCAGTGCCGCCTGCAAAAGTCATCAGCCAGGACTAACGGCGATCTGCTTAAGGCGGCTGATGAAGCCGAGGCTGCATGGGCCATCTGCGCCGATAAGGTGGATGTGATTATTGCCTGCCAGGAGCGAAACAGTGAACAAGCCTCAATCTTTACGCCACGCGCTCAATAAGGCGGTGCAGTACGTCCGGGAGAACCCGGACAAGCTGCATATGTTCGTGGACAAAGGCGCAGTAGTGGCGACCGGCGCGCCGTCTATTTCATGGGAATACCGGTACACCCTGAACGTGGTGATTGTCGATTTTAGTGGCGATCAGAATTTACTGATGGCGCCGATCCTCCAGTGGCTGAGTGTTAACCAGCCTGATGCCATCAATAACCCGGATCTGCGGGAAAAACTGTTCAGCTTTGAAGTGGATATCCTGCGCAATGATATTTGCGATATCAGCATAGACCTGCAACTGACGGAGCGTGTTGTGGTCAGCACTGATGGCGGTGTGTCGAGCGTGGAAGCCGTGCCGGAGCCGGAAAACCCTGATGATGCTATGTGGACGGTGAAACGTGGATGAGCTGCAGCAGGTTGATGCGTGGCTGACGGCGCTGCTGGCGAGCCTTGCCCCGGCAGAACGGAAGCGAATGCTGCGCGAGCTGGCGCAGCAGCTGCGCCGGACGCAACAACAAAACATCAGGCTGCAGCGCAACCCGGACGGTAGCGGATACGAGCCGCGCCGCGTCACGGCACGCACGAAGCAGGGGCGCATCAAGCGGCAGATGTTTTCTAAGCTGCGTACCGCAAGATACCTGAAAGCCACCGCCAGCGCAGACTCTGCCAGTGTGCAGTTTGAGGGGAGGGTGCAGCGCATTGCTCGTGTACATCATTACGGCCTGCGTGATCGAGTCAGTCGTAAGGGGCCGGAGATCCGATACACTAAACGTCAATTACTCGGATTCAGTGATAATTCTCGCTTATTGATTCGCGATGTGCTGTTACGTTTTATAAATTATTGAATGTGATAATCCAATTTAATCATTTGTTATTTTTAAGTTTTTTGGATAAGAAGAATAATCCAGCGATACACATTATTAACAATGCTACGGAGATTGAATGATGTATTGTCCATTTGTCTGGATCTATAACTGAAAGCATAAGGAGTATTACGGAAGCTATGCCCAGCATTATAGGCTCGACTGCTTCGTCAGGACCTTTTGTTATCAGCATAAATGCAAGTTGGAACCCACATGATACAGCCAGTGCTTTGGCAACATAACTTAGGGTTTTTATTTGTCGTATATGAGCAAAGAACGGTTGTGATGATATATCAATTGGCCAGAATGTATCTACTAATTCAACTGTGCCTTTGAATAAAAGGAACCCTGTTAAACCGACAAATATAAGTCGTTGGCAAAAAAACTGAATTCTATCTGCAGATTTTTCAGTTTCGGATTTATTTTCATCTTCAATGTCTTCGATGTCATCTATCTTATATCTGAAGATGTTCATAACGTCCTTTTTAAACTGTTCCTTTCCAAAAAACGCAATCACAACTGCTGCGATTAATAAAAAAGTTATTACTGATGTAGGTGTCATGGCGAGCTAATTTGTGTGGTCGATTGTACATACTATTCAGATTACCTCAGAAATTTACTCATGACATCATTTTCTATATGAACGCACAACTAACCGAAATCATGCGCCTTATCACCAATCTGATCCGCACCGGTACGGTGATCGATGTGGACCGGAAGAACTGGCTATGCCGGGTGAAAACAGGCGACCTCGAAACCAACTGGATTAACTGGCTGACCTGCCGCGCCGGTAAATCGCGTACGTGGTGGAAACCGTCAGTGGGCGAGCAGGTTGTGCTGCTGAGTCTGGGCGGCAATCTTGAAACCGCCTTTGCGTTGCCTGCCGTCTATTCCAATCAGTACCCGCCGCCGTCTAATTCTGAGGACGGCAGCGTGACCAAATATGACGATGGTGGATGGTTTGAGTATGAACCCGCCACGGGGCGCTGGTACGTGCGGGGCATCAAATCCATGGTGATCGAAGCTGCTGATAACGTCACTTTTAAAACCAGTGAGTTTGTGGTGGAGGCGGACAATACGCGGATTAACAGTGATGTGGTGATTAACGGCAGTGTTACCCAGGGCGGCGGGCCGATGAGTTCAAACGGCATTGTGGCGGATAAGCACGGTCATGATGGCGTGAAAGCTGGCAATGACACATCAGGGGGGCCGGTATGACGATGTATCTGGGCATGAGTCAGGCCAACGGCAAAGCGATCACGGATACGGACCATTTGCGGCAATCGGTGAGGGATATTTTGCTGACGCCACAAGGCAGCCGGATTGCCCGCAGGGAATATGGCTCGCTGCTTTCTGAGCTTATCGATCAGCCTCAGAACCCGGCGCTTCGCCTGCAGGTCATGTCTGCCGTTTATGTGGCGCTGAGCCGCTGGGAACCTCGCCTGACGCTGGATGCCATTTCTATCAGCACAAATTTTGATGGCTCGATGGTGGTGGAGCTTTCCGGGCAGCGCAACGATGGCGCCGCAGTCTCTCTTTCCATTTCGACAGGAGCCGAAAATGGCAGTAATTGACCTTTCCCAGTTGCCGCCGCCGCAGATTGTGGATGTGCCGGATTTTGAAGCGCTACTGGCGGAACGTAAGGCATATTTTGTCGCGTTGTACCCTGCAGATGAGCAGGAGGCTATTTTGCGCACGCTGGCGATGGAGTCTGAACCAATAGTGAAACTACTGCAGGAAAGTACCTACCGTGAAATTTTGCTGCGTCAGCGTATCAATGAAGCTGCGCAGGCTGTCATGGCGGCTTATGCCATTGGTACCGATCTGGATCAGCTCGCGGGAAACAACAACGTAAAACGTCTGAAGGTAACGCCAGCAGATGATGACGCTGTGCCGCCGGTCGCCGCTGTGATGGAAAGTGATGATGCATTACGCCAGCGCGTGCCGGAAGCCTTTGAAGGGCTATCCGTTGCAGGGCCATCTGCGGCGTATGAGTTTCACGCCAAAAGTGCTGATGGGCGCGTGGCTGATGCCAGTGCAACCAGCCCGGCCCCGGCGGAGGTGGTGCTTACCGTTCTGAGTCATGACGGGAATGGGACCGCATCCGAGGAGCTGCTGGGCGCGGTGGCGCTGGCGGTAAACGGGGAAGATAAAAGGCCCATTGCGGACCGTGTCACGGTGCAGTCTGCCGCGATCCACCACTACAGCGTTAAAGCAAAACTACATCTATTTGATGGTGTCATTGCGGGGCCATGCCTTGAGGCGGCGAATGCAAATTTAGCCGCATACCTGGTTGAGCAAAAGCGCCTGGGCCGAAGCGTGCGAAGTGAATCTTATGGCGCGGTGTTACGTGTTGCCGGGGTGGATTGGGTAGAAATGATTGAGCCTGCCGCCGATATCATCATGGACCGCACGGCATCCGGTTTTTGTGATGGGTGTGATGTATCGGTGGCGAGTGAGGGCGCCGGAAATGAGTAACAACACGCTTTTGCCGCCTGGCTCATCTGCGCTTGAGCGTCGATTAGCACTCACCTGCAGCGGCGTTTCTGATCTGCAGGTTCCACTGCGTGACCTGTGGAACCCGGCAACGTGTCCGGTCCGCTTTCTGCCTTATCTGGCCTGGGCTTTTTCAGTGGACCGCTGGGACGAAAGCTGGGCCGAAAGTACAAAACGGCGGGTAGTGCAGGATGCTTTCTTTATTCATCAGCACAAAGGGACGATCAGCGCCGTTCGTCGCGTGGTTGAGCCGTTTGGATTTCTTATCCGCATTATTGAGTGGTGGCAAAACGGTGAGCAGCCGGGCACGTTCCGGCTGGATATTGGTGTGCAGGACCAGGGGATCACAGAGGAAACCTATCTGGAGCTTGAGCGCCTGATTAGCGATGCAAAACCGTGCAGCCGCCATCTGATCGGCATGTCTATCAATCTGCAAACCAGTGGCCCGTATTACCTTGGAGCCGCGACCTATACCGGCGAAGAAATCACTATTTACCCGTATATCAATGAAACCATCGTTTCCGGCGGCACTGCGTACCATAGCGGCGCGGTCCACGATATTGACACAATGAGAGTGAACCCATGAGCGCAAAATTTTACACCTTGATGACGGATATTGGGGCGGCGAAGCTGGCAAGCGCTGCCGCGCTCGGTATCCCTCTGAAAATTACCCAGATGGCGGTGGGTGACGGCGGTGGAGCATTGCCGACGCCTGACGCAAAACAGACGGCGCTGGTTGCAGAAAAGCGCCGGGCTGCGCTGAATATGCTTTATATCGATCCACAGAACAGTAGCCAGATTATTGCTGAACAAGTGATCCCTGAAACTGAGGGCGGTTGGTGGATTCGCGAGGTCGGACTGTTCGATGAGACCGGCGCGCTGATTGCCGTGGGGAATTGCCCGGAAAGCTATAAGCCGCAGCTCGTTGAAGGTAGCGGACGCACGCAGACCGTGCGCATGGTGCTGATCACCAGTAGCACCGATAACATCACGCTGAAAATCGATCCATCCGTAGTGCTGGCAACGCGTAGCTATGTCGATAACCTCATTGAAACCCGGCAGCAGAAAAGCGATACCCTGACCGCGCTGGCGGAGTTGAAACCGGCCAAAGGAAAGTTTCCATATTTCACTGCTGAAAAAACAGCAGCTTTGGCAGAACTGAGTGATTTTGTTCGTCCTATGTTGAGTAAAGTAGATGTAGTTGGCGTTCTTCAATATCTTGGTTTGAGAAATGCTATCAATGGTACGAGTAAACAGATCCGTATTCCCGGGTTTATTGATGGTGTTGCTGGGGAATATGTTATTCAAATGCAACAGATACAAAGTAACTCGTCCAGTGGTGTGATAGTTTTTCCAGAGGCGTTTAATCACGAGTGCCTCATTGTCTTAGCTATAGATTATGCCTCGACAGTTACAGATAATTCACGAGTGCGTTTGGGCATTCCAACAAAATTTCAGTGTGAATGGATTGGCCAGACTATGGCAATCAATCCATCACCAGTTTCTCCATCTTCATGGGCTTGGTTAGCAATAGGATATTAAATGAAATATTTCACTGCCGTTCCATTAGGTTTATATAATGATGAGAGTAATGATGTTCCTGAAAACGCAATTCCTATTGCTGATGAACTATACCAAGAACTGATTGTAGGTCAGGGCAAGGGGCGTTTTATTCAGGCGGATAATAATGGAAAGCCAATTCTTGTTGATGGGGTTTCAGTAACTGATGAACAACAACTTAATCAGATTGCAAATCAGAAGCAATTTCTTCTGAACAAGGCCAATGCGGAGATTGCATGGAGACAAGATGCTTTTGATATGGATATTGCAACGGAGGAAGAAGTTTCAGCATTAAAATTATGGAAAGAATATAGGATCACATTGATGAGGATGGAAATCTCTACCATTACAGACATCAGTTGGCCAAATCAACCGTAAATAATTGTATGTAATTATCGCACCAGTTTGCGTCAACTGGTGCGATGTGGAATGTTTTGCTTAGCTCATAATACTTTATCCAGTATTGGAATTTTCTTTAAAATAAATATTACTACAAGGCTGGTAAGGAAAATCAACACTGCAATGAATATGGTGCTAAAGAATGATAAATTCATATCTTGATTTTTAAATGAAAATTTTATGAATGTTTCAAGGATGAATATATGAATGCAATATATCCCTAGTGTATACTTTGGAATAAAAGATATAATTATATTTGAATCTTTAATCGTTTTGGATATGTTCAGTAAAAAAAAGAATAATGAAGCGGATGCAATTATCACCAAGGGTGAAAGGTTGGAGTAAAATAACGCATTTGGTTTTTGATTGTACTCACTCCAGTATGATGTTATCCAAGCGGTTATTAAACTAGATGAAATGAATGTTAATAGTGAAACAGTTGTGATTAATTTGTTGCCATAAGGAATGGAGGCTCGCGCAATTACTTTACCAAGAAGAAGGTAACCTGTCAGGTTTATGAAGGTCGATAATTGATAGTTATTTATGAATAAATCGACATTTAAATTAAGAACTTTATCTAAAATAGAGAGTATTGACAAGAAAAACCATATTGCTATATAAGCCAAGGAATATTTTAGATGAGAGTTACAATAAAATGCACTCAGTACCGGGAGCGTTAAGTAGAAACCGATGCAAGCATATAAATACCATAGGTGATATTTTATTGGTGCTTTAGCGATTGTTAGACACCAGTCAATAATATTTTTAAATTGTAGGCCGTCTGCGAATGTATAAAAAATAGACCAAAATAATAAACAATATACTATTTTGATAATGCGACGAATAGGTTTAACTGATTTCTGTTGTATAAGAAGGGTACCCGTAATCATTATGAATAGAGGTACGCATACTCTAGTAAAAGAGTCAATAATATTAGCGGTTTGCCAGTTCTCACCATTTTCGTAAAAACCATAACCGGCAATGTGAAGAATAACAACCAAAATGCAAGCTGTTGAACGAGTAAAATTAATGCCTTTTGACAAGTCTTTTTCTATGCATTCCATCTGATCACCGAGCTTGCTTTATTAAGTTACTTAGGATTCAAATATTGATTTTGCAATTTTATCCGAATTTTCTCTAACATTCCATCTTTGAATTTGTTGATGATATATCACAGTTCTATTTTTGTTGGGGGTTTCTAGAGTTGGGTTAAGTCAGATGCTTGAGTAAGCAATAAACTTAAATAAAATCCAGCAAGTTCTTTTTATTCTCGTTTACATTGTGTCATAACCAGTACAATGCATCGTACGTGCTAAGCATACATCTAAGACTGAACATAAGGCATCCCTGTCAACCGGAGATAATGCCTTATGGCTCAGGATTACCACCACGGCGTGCGCGTTGAAGAAATCAACGAAGGCACCCGAACGATTACCACGGTGAGCACTGCCATCGTGGGCATGGTCTGCACCGGCGATGATGCCGATGCGTCCGTGTTCCCCCTCAATAAGCCGGTCCTTCTGACCGATGTGCTGACCGCCAGCGGCAAAGCAGGCGAGTCCGGCACGCTGGCCCGCTCGCTGGATGCCATTGCAGATCAGGCAAAGCCTGTCACCGTGGTTATCCGCGTGGCCCAGGGTGAAACCGAAGCGGAAACCACCGCCAATATTATCGGCGGCGTCACGGCAGACGGTAAAAAAACGGGCATCAAAGCGCTGCTGTCTGCGCAGTCGCAGCTGGGCGTTAAGCCGCGCATTCTCGGTGTGCCGGGCCATGATACGCAGGCGGTTTCCACTGAACTGCTTAGCGTGGCGCAGAGCCTGCGCGGGTTCGCTTACCTTTCCGCCTATGGCTGCAAAACGGTGGAGGAAGCGATCGCCTATCGTGAGAATTTCAGCCAGCGTGAAGGGATGTTGATTTGGCCTGACTTTATCAACTTTGACACCGTGCTGCAGGCGGATGCGACGGCTTTTGCCACCGCTCGCGCACTGGGTATGCGCGCCAAAATTGACGAGCAGACCGGCTGGCACAAAACCCTGTCTAACGTGGGCGTGAATGGCGTCACTGGCCTGTCCGCTGATGTGTCCTGGGATCTGCAGGACCCGGCAACGGATGCGGGACTGCTTAATCAGAACGATATCACCACTCTGATCCGCAAAGACGGTTTCCGTTTCTGGGGTTCCCGTTGCCTCAGTGACGATCCACTGTTCCAGTTTGAAAACTACACCCGCACGGCGCAGGTGCTGGCTGACACCATGGCGGAAGCGCATATGTGGGCAGTTGATATGCCGCTGAATCCATCACTAGCCCGCGACATTATCGAAGGTATTCGCGCCAAAATGCGCAGCCTGGTTAACCAGGGCTACCTGATTGGTGGTGATTGCTGGCTGGATGAGTCTGTGAACGATAAGGACACCCTGAAAGCCGGGAAACTGGCGATCGACTACGACTATACGCCAGTGCCGCCGCTTGAAAACCTGTTGCTGCGCCAGCGTATCACCGATCGCTATCTGGTCGATTTTGCCAGCCGCGTCAGCGCATAAGGGGGATACATGGCATTACCACGCAAGTTGAAGCACCTGAACCTGTTTAACGACGGGAACAACTGGCAGGGGATTGTTGAGTCTCTGACTCTGCCGAAATTTACCCGCAAGTTTGAGAAGTATCGCGGCGGCGGTATGCCGGGATCTGCGGATGTGGATTTGGGCCTGGATGATGGCGCGCTGGATACCGAATTTTCGATCGGTGGTACAGAACTGTTGCTGTTCAAACAGATGGGCAAAGCCACGGTAGACGGTATCCAGCTGCGTTTTACCGGTTCTATTCAGCGCGATGATACCGGCGAAGTGCAGGCGGTGGAGCTGGTTGTGCGCGGTCGCCACAAAGAAGTGGATTCCGGCGAGTGGAAAACGGGCGAGAGTAATTCCACAAAGGTCAGCAGCACCAATACCTATGCGAAGCTGACCATTAACAACGAAGTGCTGTATGAGGTCGATGTTATCAACATGGTCGAAATTGTTGATGGCGTGGACCTGCTGGAAGAACACCGCAGCGCAATTGGCCTTTGATTAACCTGATGGCGCGGAACGTCGCGCCATAATCCGAATGGAAAATAAAATGAGCGATATACTGACTGAAAAAACTGTGCAGCTGGATACCCCAATCAAGCGTGGTAAAACGGAAATCACCGAAATTGTACTGCGCAAGCCGCAATCCGGCGCACTGCGCGGCACGCGCCTGCAGGCCATTATGGATATGGATGTGGGCGCCATGATAACGGTGATCCCCCGCATTTCCACCCCGACGCTGACGCCGCAGGAAATGGCAGAGCTGGACCCCGCCGATCTCACCTCGCTGTCTGTTGAGGTGGTCACTTTTTTGTTGAAGAAGTCGGTGCTTGCCGGTTTACCGACTGCCTGACGGTTGATGATTTGGTGGCAGATATTGCCACCATTTTTCACTGGCCGCCCTCCGTCACTGACGTTATGCCGCTGACCGAAGTGCTGGAATGGCGGTACAAAGCGATACAGAGAAGCGGAGCCAGCGATGAGCGATAACAACCTGCGCCTGCAGGTCATTTTGAATGCGGTGGATAAACTCACCCGCCCCTTCCGTTCTGCGCAGGCCAGCTCTAAGGAGCTGGCAGCCGCAATCCAGCAAAGCCGCGCCAGCCTTAAAGCGCTTGATTCTCAGGCCGCCCGTATTGATGGTTTTCGTAAGGCAAACGGACAGCTTGCCGTCACCGGTCAAAACCTGAAAGCCGCCCGCGAGGAAGCCGCAAAACTTGCAACACAGTTTTCAGCAACCAACCGCCCAACGGCGCAGCAGGCCAGGCTGCTTGAACAGGCAAAAAACCGTGTTAATGAGCTGCAGGGGCAGTACAACGGTTTGCGTCAGTCTGTACAAAAACAGCGGCTTGCCCTGAATGAAGCCGGGCTGGATACCCGCAAACTTAGCAGCGCCCAGCGCGAGCTGCGGCAGAATGCTGAAGAAACGCGGCAGGCGCTGGACCGTCAGCAAAAATCACTCAAACGCTTGGGGGAACAACAAGCGCGGATGAATGCGGTCCGTGAGCAGTATTCCCGCCGTCTTGAGGTTCGTGATCGCATCGCTGGCGCCGGGGCGACAACGGCAGCCGCTGGCGCAGCGATGGGGGCGCCGGTTGTGGCTGCGGTCAGGAGCTATGCCAGCATGGAAGATGCAATGAAAGGCGTGGCAAAACAGGTTAACGGACTGCGTGACGACAACGGCAACCGCACAAAGCAGTTTTATGAAATGCAGGACGCCATCAAAGCTGCCAGTGAGCAGCTTCCGATGGAGAACGGCGCGATTGACTACGCGGCACTGGTTGAGGGTGGCGCCCGCATGGGCGTGATCAATCAGGATGATCCTTTCGAGGACCAGAAGCGCGATCTGCTGGCTTTTGCGTCCACCGCGGCTAAGGCAGCAACGGCCTTTGAGCTGCCTGCAGATGAGCTGGCGGAAGGGTTAGGAAAAATAGCGCAGTTGTATAAAGTGCCTACGCGCAATATTGAGCAGTTGGGTGATGCGCTGAACTACCTGGACGATAACGCCATGTCAAAGGGCGGGGATATTATCAACGTCCTGCAGCGCATGGGGGGCGTGGCTGACCGCCTCGACTTCCGCAAAGCGGCGGCGCTGGGTTCAACCTTCCTTTCTCTGGGCGCCGCGCCTGAAATTGCCGCCAGCGCTTCAAATGCCATGGTGCGTGAGCTTTCCATTGCCACCATGCAAAGCAAGCGCTTCTTTGAAGGTATGGACCTGCTGAAACTCAACCCGGCAGAGATTGAAAAGCAGATGACCACGGATGCCATGGGCACTATTCAGCGCGTACTGGAGAAGGTCAACAAGCTGCCGCAGGATAAGCGCCTGTCTGCAATGACGATGATTTTTGGTAAAGAGTTTGGCGATGATGCCGCGAAACTGGCTAACAACCTGCCGGAGCTGCAGCGCCAGTTGAAACTCACTGCCGGAGCCGATGCGAACGGCTCCATGCAGAAAGAATCCGACATTAACAAGGATTCATTGTCTGCGCAGTGGTTGCTGGTTAAGACGGGCGCGCAGAACGCTTTCAGTAGCCTGGGGGAAACGCTGCGCCAGCCGCTGATGGATATCATGAGCATGGTTAAAGGCGTGACAGGGGCGCTGCGGCGCTGGGTTGAGCAGAATCCCGTGCTGGCTGGCACGCTGATGAAAGTGGCAGCGGCGACGGCGGCGATCACTGTCGGGCTGGGTACGCTGGCGGTGGCGGTGGCTGCAGTGCTGGGGCCGATTGCGGTGATCCGGTTCGCGCTGTCGATGCTGGCGGTTAAGGCTTTACCTTCTACCGCAGCTGCAGTGACCCGTACGGGCGGGGTGCTGCGTTTGCTGGTTTCAGGCCCGCTGGCAGTGCTGCGCGTGGCGCTGTTTTCTGTGGGCGGTCTGCTGGGCGCGCTGTTGAGTCCGATCGGTCTGGTGGTGGCTGCGCTGGCTGGGGTGGCGATGGTGGTCTGGAAATACTGGCAGCCTATCAGCGCCTTTCTGGGTGGCGTGGTGGAAGGGTTTAAAGCTGCAGCTGAGCCAATTCTGTCAGCCTTTGCGCCATTGATGCCCATATTTCAATGGGTAGGGGATAAGGTCCGGGAGTTGTGGGGCTGGTTTACCGACTTGCTGACGCCGGTTAAATCGACGGCGGCAGAGCTGCAGAGTGCGGCATCAATGGGGCGTTTGTTCGGGGAAATGCTGGCGGAAGGGCTGAACATGGCACTGCATCCGCTGGAGTCTCTGAAATCCGGTGTGGTCTGGTTGCTGGATAAACTTGGTCTGGTTAACAAAGAGGCCGCCAGCGCCCGGCTGCCAAATCAGACGCCTGCCACATTGGGCGGTAACGGCAGCGTGATGTTGCCGCCCGGCGGATTCCCGGCTTACGCGGGAATGTACGACACCGGCGGCAATATCCCGCGCGGGCAGTTTGGCATCGTGGGGGAGAATGGGCCGGAGATTGTCAACGGCCCGGTAAACGTAACCAGCAGGCGACGCACAGCGGCGCTGGCCTCGGTGGTTGCCGGGATGATGGGGGTGGCTGCGGCGCCGGTCGATGCGGCCCCGCTTCATCCGTTTAGCCTGCCGGTGAAATCGGGCGCCGTGATGATGGGGCAGGGCGCAAGCGCGCAGCCAGTTTTCCATGTGGACGCGCCCACGCAGATTATTATCCAGGCGCAGCCAGGGCAGAATGCGCAGGACATTGCGCGAGAGGTGGCGCGCCAGCTCGATGAGCGTGACCGTCGGATCAGGGCGAAGGCCCGGAGTAACTACAGCGATCAGGGGGGCTATGACGAATGATGATGGTGCTGGGATTATTTGTTTTCGAGCTGCGCACGGTCCCTTATCAGGAGCTGCAGTATCAGCGAAGCTGGCGCCATGCGACAAACAGCCGCGTAAACCGTCGCGCCACCACGCAATTTCTGGGGCCGAATAATGACACGCTGACGCTATCCGGGGTGCTGTTACCGGAAATCACCGGCGGCAGGCTGTCTATGTTGGCGCTGGAACAGATGGCGGAGCTGGGCAAGGCGTGGCCCCTGATCGAGGGAAGTGGCACGATTTATGGCATGTATGTGATCGAGGGGCTGAACCAGACGAAAGCAGAATTTTTCCGTGACGGGATGCCGCGCCGGATTGAATTTTCATTGTCACTGAAAAGGGTTGATGAGTCGCTGGCAGATATGTTCGGCAGCCTTAGCGATCAGCTGGGTATTCTGCAGGACACAGCAACGTCTGCAATTGGCAGCATCAGCGGAACGGTGGGAGGGTTACTGTCATGAGTTTTGATTCAGGGCTGCTGAATACCGGCAGCAAAACGCCAGCATTCAGCATCACGATTGAGGGTAAGGATATTACAACGGTGCTGGATAAGCGCCTGATGAGCCTGACCCTGACCGATAACCGGGGCTTTGAGGCTGACCAGCTTGATCTGGAGCTGGACGACGCGGACGGTCTGATTGTGCTGCCGCGCCGTGGAGCGGTGATCACCGTGGCGCTGGGCTGGAAAGGTCAGCCGCTGTTCCCAAAGGGTGGTTATACGGTAGATGAAATTGAACACAGCGGCGCGCCTGACCGTCTGACCATTCGCGCCCGCAGCGCTGACTTCCGGGAAACGCTGAATACCCGGCGTGAAAAGTCATGGCACCAGACAACCGTGGGGGAGGTGGTGAAAGAAATAGCCGGGCGCCATAACCTGAAAATGGCGCTGGGCAAAGACCTGACCGACAAAGCGATCGATCACATCGACCAGACAAATGAGAGCGACGCCAGTTTCCTGATGCGGCTGGCGCGCCAGTATGGCGCCATTGCATCTGTGAAGGATGGCAATCTGCTGTTTCTCCGGCAGGGCTAGGGCAAAACTGCCAGTGGCAAAGCGCTGCCGGTTATCACGATTACCCGTAAAGATGGCGATGGCCACCGCTTCACCCTGGCAGACCGTGGCGCCTATACCGGCGTTATTGCCAGCTGGCTGCATACGCGGGAACCGGTAAAAAGAGAAGCGGTAAAGGTAAAGCGGAAGCGTAAAACCACAACGACAAAAACGCCGGAGGAGAAACAGGGGGATTACCTGGTCGGTACGGATGAAAACGTGCTGGTCCTCAGTCGTACTTATGCGAACCGAAGCAATGCAGAACGGGCAGCAAAAATGCAATGGGAGCGCCTGCAGCGTGGGGTGGCCTCATTCTCTATGCAGCTGGCAGAAGGGCGCGCTGATCTCTATACGGAAATGCCGGTAAAGGTGCAGGGATTCAAAAAGCAGATTGATGATGCTGAATGGACCATTACCACGCTGACCCATACCGTTACGGCAGATAATGGATTTACGACCAGCCTGGATTTTGAGGTGAAAATAGACGATCTCGAAATGGAATAAATAGTTCTCAATATTGAATTATGGTGTATCATTATTGCGATTTCAGCAAAAATGATTAAGGGGAGTTGCTCATGATGAATTGTCCGTTGTGTGGAATGGCAGCACATACACGCAGCAGCTTTCAGGTCTCCAGCGAAACCAAAGAGCGTTACAACCAATGTACAAATATTGAATGCGGGCATACGTTTGTAACCCATGAAACGTTTGTGCGATCGGTTTGCCGCCCGGAGAAAATCAGTGCAGCTCCACCGCATCCAAAAGGCCTGCAGGAGCAGTTTGCATACTAACCCGCCACTGGCGGGTTTTTTATTGCCTGTGTCGCCACTCCCAAACGTCTGTCGCCATTTTGCCGCCACGGGGCATAAAAAAAGGGCTACGTTTTCACGTAACCCTTTGTTTTATTTGGTGGAGCTGGCGGGAGTTGAACACGCGTCCGAAAGTCTATAACGTACTGTTTTTATTGAAATCATTTTCATTAATCAATTCGGCGTATCTTTTGCGGATACCTTCAAGTCCCTTTACTGTCTTTTCCTTTATACCAATTTTATTGAAAATGATTTTCCCATTCATCAAGATATCATCTCCATTATTGACTATGTTGTAAAAGTCTACTTCTATATCGTATTCCTCTTTAAATTTACTGCCACCTATATCTTTATAACTTATTGCGAGTGTGAGTTTTGGTAAATCTCTATTTATTTTACCTTCTGCATTTAGTGAATGGATTAAAATCGCACAATTTAAAGATATGCAGGGAAATGGGATTAGTATGTCTGTTGATGCAGGGTTTTGATTGGATGATAGGATGTAATCATGAAAGTCCTCTCCATAACGCGACGCGAATTGATATCCAATCTCGGGGTCTGCATCATCAATTATTAATTCATTGGTATATAGTGAAATCTTAGTTGATTTGTCTAATTTACTAAAATATGAATTTATTGTATCCACTGACTTTTGATATTCATAATCCCAATGAATGGCTACATCCAACGCTGCACCAAGCCCAATGTTTATGGCTATGTTACTTTTATTTAGGTGAGTGTTACTGCTTCTTTTTAGATGGATTCTGTTAAATATGTCATTTTTATTATTGTTTAGTTTGTAAGTAAATGACTGAGGTTTAAATACAATTTGTGGTTTATACGATAGTTTTCTTTGTAAACTGGCCTGCCCAACAACCATTAAAGCAGCTATTGCAGATACCAATGCTGCAATAGCTGCTACTAAGGCTATCAATCTATCTGGGGTCATCTTCGCATCTCAACTCAATTCAAGAGATGAGATTATTCTTCAGTTTTGTTTGCGATTCAATGTTTGTAATGAAGTATTATTATCGTACTCTTTCAAATATCGACCATAATGCCTAAACAACATTTCTGGACCTTTATGGCCCATCTGAGTGGCGAGCCAGAACAAATTTGTACCTTGACTGATATGCCTTGTGGCGAATGTATGTCTGGTCTGGTAGGGGTTACGGTATCGAATTCCAGCTTTACGTAATGTAGGTACCCACGCTTTCTTCCTAATAGCATCAGCGCTAGCCCATGCTTTATTGCTTTTGGGGTCTTCGAAGACCGTATCATCTTTCATAAAAGTGAAAGATTTCTGACTAGTTAGAGCATCTATTGCTTCGGTAGTCAGTTCAACTTTCCGTGTTCCAGCTTTGGTTTTGGTCCCTTTGATTACGCCAACAACGCTGGCGTTCTGAACATGGGCCGTCATCCCTATAAAGTCGATATCACGCCAACGAAGAGCACACAATTCGGAACTACGCAGCCCTGTTTGTATCGCGAACCGGAAAAGATTCTCCCACTGCTTATTGCCAGCAGCAGAGAGCAAAGCGTCTACTTCTGCTGGTGATAGCGGATCAACCACATAACTACTTTCTGCCTCTGATTTATCACTTTGGTACCGTGAGGCTGTTACCAGTGATACAGGGTTAATCTGAAGCACACCATCCGTCACCGCCTCATCCAAAGCAGAACGCAGGAATGACAGTTGGTTTCGGATAGTCTTTAATGTTGTTTTCTGGTTTTGGATCCATGTCTTCAGCGCGGCCGGCGTCAACTCACTTGCAGGAAAAATATGAAGTGATGACAGCGCGCTTCGGCATTTCTTATATCCACCAATTGTTGAAGGGGATAGTTTTCTCGTTTCACAGATAACCAGATATTCGTCCAGGTACATCTTCACCGTTTTGCCTGCGGCAGCGTTGCCGAAAATTTTTAACCGGGTAGAACGGGGAAAGTATTCTGCATAAACAAATGTCCCCCTCTCGATCTTGTTATGGATTTCGCCGAGTGTGCGCTCGGCGTATTTGATGTTTTTTGGGGTTACGTCCAGATTAGAAAGGGGCTCACGGCATTTAACCCCTTTATAAGTGAAGGTAATATTGATGGTTTCGCCGTTGCGATGTTTCCTAATGGTTACGCCGCGCGGGAGCTTAGGCGATTCTGTCGTGCCCATTTTGCAACCTCACTAAGATCAATCCATCTTTCCTTAACGCCGTCGACCTTTAGCACCTGAACCCCTTCACGCCATACTCCACGTTGCACACGTTTGTTGATGGCATCCGGGGTTTCGCCAGTCTCTTTGCAATAAGTTGAGATGGGAACACAATCGAGGCTCAGCATATATTTCTCCATTACCCCGGCTGCACCCGGGGAAAATTTTAGCTGTTGCTGGTGGTTGGGATTAGTTTCTGCCAAATCGCTGAAACATATTTCGCCTGGTGGCGGGCATCAGCCAGTGCGTTATGTGCAACCCCATCGAATGGCATATCACGCTTAGGATCGAAACCTACAACTCTGCCTAATGTGACTATGGTTCTTACGTCGTGATCATTCCAAAATTGCCAAGGGCAAACCTGGCCGGCACGTTCATATGCTCCACGCAATATAACGTTGTCGAAAGTAGCTCCATTACCCCAAACTTTTAAATATTTCGGATTATCAGAATGCCGATTAATGAAATGGCTCAGTTCAGATAGGGCAGACGATATTGGCATAGCATCATCAACACAGATTGCTGATCGTGCTTCTGGGCTTTGTCTTAACCACCACAGAATAGTGTCACCATCCGGCACAGCTCCCTGTTCCATAGCACTTTCAAGGTTAACGGCGGTGTAAAACTCCTGACCCAGTTCACCGCTTTGCGGATCGAAGAACACGGCACCAATGGAGACGATAGGGGCATTTGGTTTTTTGCCCATAGACTCAAGGTCGATCATTAAATTGTTCACGTTAAATATTCTCCTGTTTTGGTGCTGCTTTAAGCATTGCGGCTCGGCAGGCGTTCCATCCCCTGGCTTCAGCGATTGCAGCTACAGCGTCTATGGCATGCATTTTCGACGCTTCTGGCATCGGTTTTTCATCCGGCACTACTGGCGCTGACTGCGGGGCGGCCCAGAGCTTATTGACGCCATCCGGCAGATTATTAAAATCAAACGTACTGCCCGGAATCCTGCCAGCCTGAATCCAGTCGTCTCCGTCAACCTCGATGAAAAATACTGGCTCTGCGTTCCTCGATGCTAGCACCTCATCAATCACATTCAGCATATCAGCGAGAATGTAAGCTCTGTTCCCGCCGTTAGAGTACTGGGTATCATGCTGCAGGTGTTCACGTATCTGGTGCAGGCGATCGACTGATACAGGACCGTTCGCCGGGTGGTTAGTTGTCATTGAGCCTTTATTCATTACTGTTGTCCTCGCAGCAGTAGTGGCGTCCTTCTGGGTCATCGGTTACAAATCCACACTCGCTACAGGTAAATTCATCTGGGGGAGATAAATCATCCTGACTGTTGTTATTACAAAAAGGATTACCATCACCGCCAGGCCACTCTTCAAGTTCGTCTTCACGCTGACAGTTCCGGCATAGGTCATTGCCAGCCCACATATCCTCTTTGCATCGAGGGCAACGGTCTAAATCTTCATCTTTCACTGGCATCCCTCCTGGCAATCGTGGTTTTCTGGCTCATCGGCTTTGTAATACCCGCCACAAACAGGGCAGATAACTAGCGGCGTCTCATCGTAATTTGAAGTTCCAGTAATCATTGTGCTGCTCCCTGTCTGGCTCTATTCAATAGCTGGTTAAACATCATGGTTAGGCTGTTACTGCACCCAAACGGCATATCGTTAACACGGTATGTTGGAATGCCCTTGCGAACACCTGACTTCACGATCCGGCCGGTGCCATAGAGTTGCGATAATGCGCCAGCGACCGCGGGTGTCTTTTTGTTCATACCTTTGGCGATTTCACCGCTGGTGGTATTCGGATGAGCCTGGAGATATTCAAATACGGTCATGGCGTTTTACCTTTACGTTCCTGTTCCAGTTGCACCAGAGACTCTTTTAATGCTGCGAACGTAGCGTCCAGTCTGGTGGCGACTTCGCGCATAAGCGGTGCATGCTTTGGTGGCAGTTCAGCAACGGAGGCAAAAGCCTCCGCAACGAGTTCTTTTACCTTCATGCGGCGCATTGGCGCAGCTCCACCAGTTCGTTAAAGCGGTTCATGAACAGGCCATAGGCTTGACCAGGACGGAGAGGGATAACCTGAACGAGATCAGAGCAGGGAATACCTTCGAGAATTTCCCACTTCGAACCGTCATCGATTTCCAGATCACGGCGCTCGGTAGCTAACATGGTTAGATCGGCATATTTCACGACAGCAGCTTGTTCAAGAGATATACCGAATTTAAAGCGGATAAGACCATCAATATAAGTTTCCATGCGCTGGTAGTCAGGCAGCAAGGCTTTGAGCGGGGCTGGAATATCCTGGCAATATGCCTCCGCAGCGTCGTGCATCAGCGCTTCAAAGGCGAACTCTGGCGGCACAATCTGGCTTACAAGCACAGAGTGCTGGGCCACGCTGTAGAACTCTGGCAGATGCCCAGCGAATCGACAGATGTTGGAAAGAGCAGTCGCGATATCCTCAACATCGATATCGTCGACTGTGGCGGTCAGGTAGTTAAATTTTTTACCGGATAATGTCTGAATGTAGCTCATAGTTTTCTCCATATTGGCGCGCTGCACCGCGCAGATTTTGGTTGCACGAATCCCTCGCCGGGTGGCGATAATTAATGGAATTACGCTTCAATAAATCCCCGCGGCGCCGGGGATTTAATGCAGAGCAATTAGGCTTTAAAGTTACCGATGAAAGTTTCCACTGATTCACCTTCGAACTTGCTGATCAGCAAATCGCGGAATTCGTTGGCGATCTCTTCTTCCTGGGCTTCAAGTTGGACGATGCGCAGAACAAAGCAGGGTTCATCGCTGGTCAGCAGGCTGTTACGCAAGTTAAAGCGGCGTTCGCCCAGACCTTCATACGGCACACATTTGAACTCGAACGCCACAGGCATTACGTCTTTGCTGCTTGCTTCAACGCTTTGCATCAGCGATTTTTTACCAGCGAAATCACCAGTTTCATGGTCCTGCTGTGTTGCTTGCTGAATAGTGATACGACGCACAGCTTGAGCCGCCTGGGAAATCTGCATCGTATTGCCATCAGCATCAAACGCCAGCAGGTAATCGCTCCAGTCTTCCAGCCATTCAGCAATTTGCTTTTGCTTAAGACGTTGACCATCGATCTGCAGTAACGCGCGGAACGGGGCGGTTTTCTTCAGAGCAACGTTATCGGCGTGACCGGGATTATCCAGGGTTCCGATGTTGAACACTGAACGGGCGGTCATGTTGTCAGCGTCAATGAAGCAACGAGCTGGCTCACTGTCGCTGGCATAGCCTTTAGAATAACGTGCGAAGTCGTCAATACTGGTTGTGGTCATTGCACCACGAAAGCGGAAACGCTCCAGAGAAAAGCGCTCGAGGCTTTCAATGCCAGTACCCTCTGGCAGTAATGCGGTCGGGCAAGCCAGGCCATGAATATCATTCAGGTGATAACCGGAAAGAACCAGGTCTTTGACCTGCTTGAAGGTACCGCTGTCTAACTGAGACATAAAAATTCCTTAAAGATAGATGTAGAAAAACTGAAACTATGGGCTATCAAGCGCGGCTTATTTCGCCGCGCGTAACTTTCCGTCCGGATCCCCGCCGAGGGTAAACAAGTTGCCCTGGTCTTCCTGTAGGATGGTGAGCTTCCCGCCTTTGTTGACCCACATCGGGGTTTCGGTTGTGTCCTCTTCTGAGGCTTTACCACGCGGTGTCGGGGTGCTGTAGTTCAGCTTGTGCTTGATCTTCACGCGCTTCTCTTCAACGGAATTACCCATACGCTCAAAATCAAAGGTGAGGACTACTTTGCCTTTGTTGCCATTGTTCAGAACGCCAAGCGCGGTGGTATTAAGTGCTGCCGCGATTTTGTTCATGAACACGCCGGCATCCAGTTCGCCAAGAAAATCTGGCACTACGGTCATGCGGTCATTACTCATGGTTTTACCCTCGTTATGGCGGCTGCCACCGCCGAACTTTCTCCATACACAACGGAAAGAGCACTCCGATCTTCTACCAACGCCACGTCATAGCTTTTCGGCGCATCCACATGGCGCTTGGGTTTCAGCCTCGTGTGGCGGGAATGCTTTTACCTGTTGTGCCCTGAAAAAGGCTGGCGGTAACCAGACAAAAGGGAAAACTCTGGGCCGCCAGAATAGTGATACAAGGCATTTGTTATCTTCACCAAACGTACCAATGATTACGTTTGATGATTTAAATGTACCTTTAGTTACCTTTGTGGTCAAGCGGGTAATGTACTTTATGTTACCTTTGGGAATGTAAAAAAGCCGAGGCTATGCTCGGCTCTTAATTTTGAAGGGGTTAGATGTTTTGAGTGATTTGTACAACTTTTCCGACAATGCGACAGTTGCCATCAATTTGGATTGGCTTAAATAACGGATTCAGTGGCATTAGGTATGAGTAGGGGCTATCCCAAACTAATTTTTTAACCGTTGCTTCTGATGTCCCATCCAATATAGCAACGACTATTTTCCCATATAGATCATCAAGCTGCCCATAATGGGGCTCGACTATTACAATAGAACCTTCAGGTATAGATGGAAGTCCTTGCGGGTTAGTCATCGACTCCCGCGGACTACTAACCCAAACGCTTCATCCGATACATTTGCAGTTGTTTGAGTCCAGGAAATCACGTCTGTAAGTCTTGAGCAGGCATAGCTATCCGTCCATAAACCAGCTTGAACTGCCGATATGATCGGTACAGCTACAGGGGGTTTCAAAAAAGGCACGACGCGCGTGTCGTCAATGGCCTCATCACCGCTTCCATAGAGTATCCACTCTGGTGTTGTTGATAGAGCCTGAGCCAACTGGTGAAGGTTCTCACCATCAGGCTTTGTCGTGCCGTTTTCCCATTTTGTAACCGATACACGGCTTACACCAAGCTTTTTAGCCAGTGCTAATTGGGTTATATCCAGCTGGATTCGTCTGGATCTGATGCGGTCTTTCATCTCTGTTTTCATGTAACCAATGTTACACCCTTTGCTTGTAACTGTTGTTTGCTATTTGATGTACCTTTTGTTACCTTTAGTTCATTCATAACACCGGAGGAACTATGTATAAGTCCGAAGTCGTAAAGCATTTTGGCGGTATCTCTAAAACCGCTGTTGCTTTGAATATCTCACACCCTGCCGTATGTCGTTGGGGAAAGGTCATCCCTGAGAAGCAAGCCTTCGTAATAGAGAGAATTACTAATGGGAAACTTAAGTATGACGCATCCCTATATCACAAGGTTACAGGCGTATCTGCTAACCAGTAACCACAGGAAAAAGGAGTAAGCCGTGGGTAACGAACCTATTTGGAAAGTCGAACGTCAGCCTTCTTGGCTGGTGGTAGCAATTAAAAAAACGATTACCGATCTGCCTGGTGGATATGCTGAGGCGGCGGAATGGTTGGGTGTGACAGAGAACGCATTGTTTAACCGCCTTCGTGTTGATGGCGACCAGATCTTCCCGCTGGGCTGGGCAATGGTTTTACAACGTGCTGGTGGTTCAACTCATATCGCTGATGCCGTTGCGCGCCATTCTCAGGGCGTATTTGTACCGCTGGCAGATGTTGATGATCTGGATAACGCCGATATCAACCAGCGCCTGATGGAGTCCATCGAATGGATAGGTCGTCATTCTAATTTTGTGCGTAAAGCCACGGCTGATGGGGTAATTGACGCAGATGAGCGTGCTCAGATTGAGGAAAACAGCTATCAGGTTATCGCGAAGTTCCAGGAGCACGTAGCGCTTCTTTATCGAGTTTTTTGTGTCGCTGAAAAGAGTGACGCCCGCGAGTGTGCAGCTCCGGGCGCCTTGGCGAACAACTCTTCGAGTATGGAGAAATAATCCGCATGAGCAGTTTAACGGCTTTTAACCGTCTACCGCAACTAAGGATGATCCCGGTTTCGGGTACTCCGTTGTTTCGGTATGAACGCAGATTATCAAACCGCTGGATTCCGTGTAACCACAGTAGGGCGGTTTCAATTGTGGGGGTCTACAACCGGAGGGCAAAACGCCAGTGCGCGAACTTAACCGAAGGTTCAAAGACCACCGCGGAGTGCAAGTCCGTGTTATTCGCTGGGAGCCAGAAACACAGCGCGTTATCTATCTGCGTGATGGCTACCCACACGAATGCTTCAGCCCACTTGAGCATTTCAGGCAAAAGTTCAGGGAGATAACGGACGATCATGAGCACTAAATTAACCGGCTACGTATGGGATGGTTGCGCGGCGTCGGGCATGAAGTTGTCTAGTGTCGCGATCATGGCTCGCCTTGCTGATTTCAGCAGCGATGAGGGGGTGTGCTGGCCGTCCATTGAAACTATCGCTCGCCAGCTTGGCGCAGGGCCGAGCACTATCAGAACGGCAATCGCTAAGCTTGAAAAAGATGGCTGGCTCACGCGTACACAGCGCCGTAATGGTAACCGTAATGCTTCGAACGTTTACCGCCTGAATGTGGCGAAACTTCAGGCTGCCGCATTTTCTCAACTGTCAGATTCTGACACGTCAAAATCTGACGCATCAAAATTTGACGCCTCAAAAACTGACCCGTCGAAATCTGGCAAAAACGGCGGTTTTGACCCGTCAGAATCTGGCGGGGATCCGTCAGTAAAATCAAAACAAGATCCACAAGTAACTTCAAAACCCTCTTGTCCGGTTGCGGCGCAACCAGACCCTGAAGTCGTGATTACTGATCAGGCAATTTTGGTTCTGACCCATTTGAACCAAATCAGCGGATCCCGGTATCAGAAATCAAAAACATCCCTGGAGAACATCCGTGCCCGGCTGCGTGAGGGATACAGCGTTGCAGACCTGCAACTTGTTATCGACCTGAAGCATGAGCACTGGCACGAGAACGACGAGCAGTACCAGTACATGCGACCGGAAACGCTGTTTGGCCCGAAGAAATTCGAGAGCTATCTGCAAAGCGCTACCCGCTGGGAGCAGAAGGGACGGCCTAAACGTGCTGACTGGGGAGCGAAAAAGCGCGATGTGATGGCTTTTGGTCCGGTTGAAACAACGATTCCAGAGGGGTTCAGAGGATGACGTTAAACAAATATTGCCAGGCGCTGGTGGCACTACGTAGCCAACCAGCCCACGAATTGAAAGAAGTTGGCGATCAGTGGCGGACACCGGACCTGCTTTTTTGGGGCATTAATGCGATGTTCGGCCCGCTGACGCTGGATCTCTTTGCTGATGACGATAACGCTAAGTGCCCTGTGTGGTACACCGCCGAAGATAACGCGCTGGTACAAGATTGGGCGGAAATGCTGGAATCAATCGGCGGGGCCGCATTCGGTAATCCACCATATAGCCGTTCGCAGTACCACGAGAAACAGGCGATAACCGGCATGACCCACATCATGGATCGCACAATGGAAATGCGTGAAAAGAGTGGGCGTTACGTGTTCCTCATTAAAGCGGCGACAAGTGAAACATGGTGGCCGGAAGATGCCGATCACATCATGTTTATCCGCGGTCGTATTGGCTTCGATCTCCCTGTGTGGTTTGTTCCTGCTGATGATAAGCAGAAGCCCACTGGTGCTTTCTTTGCTGGTGCTATTGCAATCTTTGATAAGTCATGGCGCGGAGAGCGTTTCAGCTACATCAGCCGTACCGAACTGGAAGAAAAAGGGCGGGCGTTTATGGCTTTGGCTCAATTCGCCGTTGGTAAAGAGCAAACAATTGCAATGCAGGCAGCTAAGGAACCAGCAGCAACACCGGAAACTGAGTCACGAATCTGGCCTCTCGAGGTTGGTCTGGTGTTTAACCAGGTGGAAGGCGTTGATGTATTGAGCGAGGCCCAGCAGAACAAACTGAAAGCCAACATCAATCAACTCTGGCTGGAACGAACGGCCACCAGCGAAATTATCACAATTGCGCGTGGTCTTGTTGGCAGCATGCAGGGGGTAACCCATGCGTGAGATTATCGTTGATAACTTTGCTGGTGGCGGTGGTGCATCAACGGGTATTGAACTGGCGATCGGACGCAGCGTGGATATTGCGATCAACCACGACGAAAACGCCATTGCGATGCACAAGACGAACCACCCTGACACACTGCATTACTGTGAATCCGTATTTGACGTGGATCCGGTAGCCGCCACCGGCGGCAATCCTGTTGGCCTGGCATGGTTTAGCCCGGACTGCCGACACTTCTCAAAGGCCAAAGGCGCAAAGCCTGTGAAAAAAGAGATACGCGGTCTGGCCTGGATCGTTCTGCGTTGGGCACTGGCGAAGCGACCGCGCGTGATGATGCTGGAGAACGTGGAAGAGTTTAAAACGTGGGGACCGCTGCTGGCCGATGAAATGCGTCCAGACCCTGCCCGCACTGGCGAAACATTCAATGCTTTTGTCGGCATGCTTTCCACTGGCATTCCTGCCGATCACCCGGCACTGGCGGAGGTCTGCGAATTTCTTGCTATTGATCCTGGCAGCACGCAGGCCAAACAGCTGGTGGAAGGGCTTGGATATGATGTTGATTATCGCGAACTGCGCGCGTGTGATTACGGCGCGCCGACGATCCGCAAACGCTTCTTCATGGTTATGCGCTGCGATGGTTGCCCTATTCAGTGGCCTGCTGTTACCCATGGGGATCCCAAGTCACTGGAGGTGCAGAGCGGCAGGCTGATGCCATGGCGTACCGCTGCGGAATGTATCGACTGGAATGTTCCGGCTCTGTCCATCTTCGACCGCAAAAAACCGCTGGCGGAGAACACTCTGAAGCGGATCGCACGCGGCATACAGCGCTTTGTTATCGAAAGTGCGTCGCCGTTTATCGTGAAGTGCAACCACACGAGCTCAAAAAATGCGTATGACGCTTTTCGCGGACAGTCACTGAATGAGCCATTACAGACCATTACTAAAAAACTCGGCTACGCGTTAGCCGTTCCACACCTGACAAAATTCCGCACTGGCGCAACCGGGCAGCCCGTTACCGAACCTGTTCCGACGGTAACCGCTGGCACGTCAAAACGCCCGGGCGGGAACGGGCATGCTCTCGGGATTGTTGAGGCTGCATTGACACCATTCCTGGCGGGTAATGGTGGTAGTGAATACCAGGCTAAACCGCGCCCGCTGAATAAACCTGCTCATACCATTCTGAAGCAATCCCGAGCCTGTCTTGTTGCGCCAGTGATAGCCCGCCAGTTTGGGGCCAGCGTCGGCCACCGTGCAGACGAACCGAGCGCAACCATCACCGCTGGTGGTGGCGGTAAATCTCAACTGGTAACGCCTACGCTGATTCAGATGGGTTATGGCGAACGACCTGGACAAGAACCGCGTGTGCTGCGACTGGATAACCCGCTGGGGACCGTTACTGCAGGCGGAAATAAATTTGCGACGGTGAGCGCGTTCCTGGCGAAACACTACGGCGGTAACTATACGGGGCCGGGTGTCAGTATGGATGAACCCGCGCATTCAGTGACCACTGTCGACCATCATGCGGTAGTTGCCTCTCATCTGGTGAAACTGCGTGGAACATGCCGCGACGGGCAACGCCTTGATGTGCCAATGCCAACAATCACTGCTGGTGGCCAACACGTGGGTGAGGTACGCACATTTCTCGAGACGTATTGCGGGGAAAGTGACGATGAATGGCTGGTAACGATCGATGGGGTTAAATACCAGATCGTTGATATCGGAATGCGCATGTTGCAGCCGCATGAACTCTACAAAGCGCAGGGCTTCCCGGATGGTTACGTTATTGATCAGGACTACCGTGGAAATCGCTATGCAAAAGATAAGCAGGTAGCCCGCTGCGGTAATGCGGTACCACCACCATTCGCCAGGGCGCTGGTTGAGGCAAATCTTCCGGAACTGTGTGCAGTGCAACAGCAGGAGGTGGCATGAAACTTGTGCTCCCGTTCCCTCCGAGCGTGAACACTTACTGGCGCGCCCCTAACAAGGGGCCGCTGGCCGGTCGTCACCTCATTAGCGCTGATGGTCGTAAATACCAGAGCGCTGCCTGCGTGGCGATCATTGAGCAATTACGACGTCTCCCGAAGCCATCGACTGAACTGGCAGCGGTAGAAATCACTCTGTACCCGCCGGATGCGCGCCGTCGGGATATCGATAATTACAACAAAGCCCTGTTTGACGCGCTGACGCATGCGGGTGTCTGGGAAGACGACAGCCAGATTAAGCGCATGCTGGTGGAATGGGGACCCGTTGTGCCGAAAGGTCGGGTAGAGATAACGATCAGCAGATATGAACCGGCGGGTGCAGCCGCCTGATATGGAGAAAAGTATGAGCCAGTTAATCGTGAATGGTGTAGTAACAATGTCCAGCCGTGATATTGCGGATCTGGTTCAGAGTAAACACAGTGACGTGAAACGCTCGGCTGAGCGTCTTGTTGCTGCGGGAATTTTAACCGCGCCGTTGGCGCAGTTCGATTTTGAGCATAACGGTAATGTGTACCAGGAGTATCGTTTTAACAAACGCGACTCTCTGGTGATTGTTGCCAGATTGTCACCTGAATTTACCGCCGCGGTCGTCGATCGCTGGCAGGAACTGGAAGAAGGGCTGAGTGTCAGTGTTCCCCGCTCATTGCCGGAAGCGCTTCGTCTGGCTGCTGATTTAGCCGAGCAGAAAGAGCAACTGACCATCCAGCTGGAAGCTGCGGCGCCAAAAGTGGAGTTTGTTGATCGTTATTGCTCTGCAAAAGGCTCCATGTCATTCCGGCAGGTAGCCAAATTGCTTAACGCCAAAGAAACCGAGTTCCGCCTGTTCCTCATTGAACGCAATATCCTGTATCGCCTCGGCGGCACACTTACCCCCATGGCGCAGCACATTTCCGCGGGAAGATTTGAAGTTAAGACGGGAACATCGAGCACATCCAATCACGCATTCAGCCAGACGCGTTTCACTGCCAAGGGAGTACGCTGGATTGGTGGTTTGTGGGCTGAACATATTGCAGGGGGGCAGGCGGCGTGAGGGCTTTGTTAACTCCTGAAGTCGCCCATCGCATGGGGATTGTGTTGTTTCGTCCCGGCGCGGAATTAATGCACCTCTTCATGCGCGGTCGCGTTCTTCTCGAACCTGAACCAGAAGAAATGGCGTCATTCAGTACAGGGGCTGTTCCCGCCGCCATTCAGCCGCTGGCTGATGATCCGGTAATGCGGCAGGTCTTCGGGAATGAGCGGGTTATTCAGCGTGCCGGCGGGCTTCCTTCCCTTGAGCAGTGGCTGAGTTTACGGTTTGAATGCCAGTGGCCACATTCATCGTGGCACGACAAGAACTTCACAACAATGCGGCACCCACCAGGAAGCATTCGCCTGTGCTGGCATTGCGATCACACTTTGTCCGGGCAGCATACCGAACAGCTTGCAGGTATAGCGGCAGGAAACCTGGTATCCTGGATTCTGGAAGTTATTCGTCGCGATTCTGGTTTTCCCGAGTCGCATGTTCTGACGTTGCCGGAATTGTGCTGGTGGCTGGTCAGGAACGACCTGGCTGATGTTATACCGGAAAGCGTTGCGCACAAGGGGCTACGCCTTCCGGATGAGAAGATCCGCTCTGTTATGAGGGAAAGCGACATTGTGCCTTCCGTGTCAGCAGCCAGCCTTGTGCAGGAGAAGGCTAAGAAGATCCTCACGCTCTCTGTTGATCCGGAATCGCCAGAGTCTTTCATGCTCAGGCCCAAACGTCGCCGCTGGGTAAATGAGACGTACACCCGCTGGGTTAAAACACAACCCTGTGAGTGTTGCCGACGGCCAGCAGATGATCCGCACCATATCGTAGGGCACGGTATGGGTGGTACAGCAACAAAAGCCCATGACCTCTTCGTGATCCCTCTGTGCAGAGAGTGCCACGATGAGCTACACGCCGATGTACCGGCATTCGAGCAGAAGCATGGTACGCAGCTTGAGTTGCTACTGCGTTTTATGGATCGGGCGCTGGCGATCGGCGTAATTGCGAAAGCTTAAGTGTATGGAGCGCAAAGAAGCATGAATCAACAAGACCTGAATTTTGTAAGAATAGAATTGCGCCGCGCGCTACCTGACCTCTCTGGGGGAACAAAAGGGCAGCTTGAGGCTTTCAGTGAACACCCACCAGCAGACAAAAATGCCACCCCGCGCCGTGGAATTCATCTCGTCGAACTTGAAGGAGAGAAGGGGCCACGCTTTGTTAACTCGCTTTCCGCGCCACTGTATGTGCTGGAAACTCGCAGCCGGCGCAGGCCAATGCCGCCGATAAAAGATGCGGAGTTTGAGTCCGCGCCGTGGCGTAGGGCAGTGTCCGCACTTAGTGGATACCAGCAGGCCTGGTTGCGGTACTGCTACGGTTTTGACCTTAGCTATAAGCACCAGGTGATGATGTGTGAATACGTCTGGAAAACTTATCAGAAATGCCTGGGTGAAAACTCGCTTCAGGAGCGCGTAGTAAAGAAACTGATAGGCCTGGTATGGCTGGCAGGGCAGGAAATTGCCGCAACCAGAAATAATGAAACCTATAAAGACTATGCTGGTGCAGCGTTGGCCCGCATGGTTAGCGTTGACCGTTCAACATGGTTGCGTGTCTATTCAGGGCACTGGGCTGGGTTAAAGGCCGCTTTTACGCAGCTTGATGAATCTGCGTTGGCAATGGCTCTTGAATACTATGAGGAAGAAGAGGCCCTCAAAGTGGCAGAAATGTGAAGTAAATTTCACTATCTCCTTCAAACGCGCTTGCAAAATGCAACAAAATGAGCCATATTTGAAGCATATTTGATATGTTGCCAAAGTTTTATAAACCCGCCGATGAGCGGGTTTTTTATCGGGAATGCTCTGAAAATTATCCAGTCCGTTAAGTGTTTTTGAGGATAGTTGATGATATTCTTTCACCATCCTCTAACTCCTGTTTTGGCCTAATTATGCTTTCTCTGGAAGAAATTGCGCAGCAAACTTATAACACCCTCCAGGCATATATGGATCATCGTGAAATTGACCTTGCCGTTGGTCCGCTCTCATTCAGTGACACCAGTTCGTTGATTAGAGCTTACGGCGAGTTGAACTGGGAATATTACGTTACGCAAGTTGGTAACGACCCGGATTGCTTTAGTTTATGTATCAAGTTAATAACTTCTCGAGAGCATAAACTTGTTGATGACTATCCTGCAGGTGTGGCATTGTGCACCTACCATCACAGTCAAAGTAGATTTGATATTCACGCAGTAGAGAACTTTGTCAAAGATAGTGAAGAACACCCGTTGCGTCGTAAGATGATTTTGTATACATTGTACGCCGCCGTTATCTTCATGAAACAAGTTGATGGTGCTGAGGTTCGGATCATCGAACCGGTGGAAGAAAAGATTGAATACTATCGAACCTTCGGGTTTGAAATGTCAGCTAGTTGCTCCTATGTTATGACATGTAGCCTTGAAAGGCTGATGGAGTACATGGCGCAAAGGGCTGCTTAATCATCATCCCATAAGTTAGCGGGTACATTGTAACTGTGTTATAGTGTACTCAAGTTTAAGCACTAGATACTGAAGAAGTGGATGGCAGCTACCATCCATATCAATCGCTTAGAACTATCGTAATAAGCGGCACAAGTATCGAGATGCTTCTTGCATGTAGTAGTAACATTGACATGTGAATCTAAGCACGCATGTTGTTACACGAAGTGCATGTTCACTCTGGAACAATGTTTCCAAAGAGGTGATGTATGGAAATGAAAAAAGAACGCATGTTTGACACTATCCAAACGTACAAAAAAGCTGGCGAAGCACTGGACTTCCTGATGAAGGTTGGCCCAGCACTAGAAGATAATGCACAAGCACCTTCTCAAGAACGTCAAGGCCGTCGCCGTGTTAGAGAAGCTGCATGATTGCAGCTGATTAAACAGAATAAAAAAACCCGCTAAATAGCGGGTTTTTTTTCGCCTGTTGTAAATTCAATTTAGTGATTACAACGTGTATATGCTTTCGTGTATGGAAGCTTTCTTGCTTTGAAATGGGCGGCTGGTGGGTGTTAGCGCACCCGGCCAGCCATCAGCTCATGCATTCAGGTCACAAGCTAATCAAGGCCCACTGCTTTAGCGCAAAAGCAATGTGAGCCTATCAGAGTTACGCTTACTGATCTATGAAAAATACTGTAAAAATAAACAGTGTTGAGTTAATCAACGCTGATAGCCTGCTTTACGTCGCCACCCTCCCGGATAACTCTATTGATCTGATAGTTACGGATCCGCCGTACTTCAAAGTGAAGCCCAACGGCTGGGACAACCAATGGAAGGGGGACGAGGACTACTTACGCTGGCTTGATAGCTGTCTGGCTGAGTATGCTCGCGTTCTTAAACCTGCTGGCAGCATTTACCTGTTTTGCGGTCACCGACTGGCCTCAGATATAGAGATTATGATGCGTGCCCGGTTCAACGTTTTGAATCACATCATTTGGGCAAAACCATCGGGCCGTTGGAATGGATGTAATAAAGAAAGCCTGCGTGCGTACTTTCCATCTACGGAACGGATTTTGTTTGCTGAGCACTATCTTGGGCCGTACACAGGTAAAGAGGATGTTTACGAAAGGAAAAGCACAGAGCTAAAGCAGCACATTATGACGCCGCTGATTGATTACTTCCGTAATGCCCGTGAATCACTGGGTGTCAGCTCGAAAGAAATAGCTGAGGCAACCGGAAAGAAAAACATGGCGTCACACTGGTTTGGTGCAAGCCAATGGCAACTGCCAAATGAAGTGGACTATAGAAAATTGCAGGAACTGTTCACGCGGATCGCTATCGATAAGCACATTCAGCAGAAGCTTGAACATCCTCACCACCAGCTGGTAGCTACCTATCAGTCATTAAACCGCAAGTATTCAGAATTGCTGGAGGAATACAAAACCCTCCGGCGCTGCTTCTCTGTTTCCGCTCTTGTTCCGTATACCGACGTATGGACGCATAAGCCTGTTCAGTTTTATCCGGGCAAACATCCATGCGAAAAACCTGCCGACATGCTGAAGCAGATCATTCGCGCCAGCAGCAGACCAGGGGATATCGTTGCTGATTTTTTTATGGGCTCTGGTTCAACTGTGAAAGCTGCAATAGAACTTGGTCGTCGGGCGATCGGGGTAGAACTGGAAGCTGACAGATTTATTCAGACCACCGAAGAGGTGGAAAAACTGAGCAAAAAATAATGATCATCACGCCCCTGTGGATGTGGTGATCACCATTTTCAGGCACCGGGAATCATCCTTACTTTTATTTGAACAAAAGAGCCCGGTTGCCTGATTCCACATCCCCTCATTTCTGAGAGGAATCACAGCAATTAAGAGGGGGCTAAATGTCCGATCCGATTTCCGGTACTGGGCTGGCTGGCGGTGTCCTGACGGGCGCCAGCGTCTATGGATTTCTGTCCGGAACAGATTACGGCGTGGTGTTTGGCGCGTTTGCCGGAGCGGTGTTTTACATTGCAACCACTGCTGACCTGAGTGCAGCGCGCCGTCTGGCATATTTTCTGGTGTCGTATATCGCGGGGATCCTTTGTTCCGGGCTGGTGGGTTCAAAGCTGGCTCAGGTTACTGGCTACAGTGATAAACCACTGGATGCCATTGGCGCCGTAATCGTTTCTGCTTTAGCCGTCAAAATCCTGACGTTCCTGAATAATCAGGATGTCGGCTCGCTGGTGGCGCTGATAACGCGCCGGGGAGGTTCAGGTGGTACAAAATGACCCATCGGCAACTTTAAATGCATTGCTTTGCGCTGGGGTAGTGCTGACCCTGATGTTTTATCGTCGAGGCGATTCGCGACATCGACCATGGATATCTCGCCTGGCGTGGCTGCTTACGGTCATCTATAGCGCGGTTCCGCTGGCATATCTGTGCGGTATCTACCCTTATTCATCGTGGGCCACTATCGGGGCCAACATTATTTTCCTGTCTGTGCTGGTCGCCGTCAGAGGCAACGTGGCACGCCTGGTTGATCATCTGAGGCAATAATGAACCAATCACAATTTCAGCAGGCGGCTGGTATCAGCGCCGGGCTTTCTGCACGCTGGTTTCCGCACATTGATGCGGCAATGAAAGAGTTTGGAATCACAGCAGTTAACGATCAGGCCATGTTCATTGCGCAAGTCGGGCATGAATCTGCTGGTTTTACCTCGCTGGTCGAGAGCTTCAACTACTCGGTAGACGGGCTAAAGAAAACCTTTGGTAAACGCCTGACACCGTATCAGTGTGAAATGCTGGGGCGAGTAGATGGTAAGCAGGTGGCCCACCAGCCGCAAATAGCCAATCTGGTTTATGGTGACCGCATGGGGAATAACAGCCAGGGTGATGGCTGGAAATATCGTGGTCGTGGCCTGCTTCAAATCACCGGCCGCGAGAACTACGCCAAATGCGGTGCTGCGCTGAAGCTTGATCTGATCAGCACACCAGAGTTGCTGACACAGGAGAAGCATGCAGCCCGTTCTGCTGCATGGTATTTCACATTACGTGGTTGCATGATGTATTCAGGTGATGTTGTCCGTGTAACGCAGATCATTAACGGTGGCCAGAATGGACTGGCTGACAGAAATAGTCGTTATAACAAAGCGCGGGCGGCGTTGCTGGTATGACAGCGGTTTTGGCTTTTGTTAAGGCGCGGTGGAAAACAATCATTGTTTTGCTGATGTTGGCTGGTGCATTTCTTGCCGGGAATATCTGGAGCGAGCGGGGCTGGCAAAAGAAGTGGGCTGACCGTAATAGCATGGAATCTTCACAGGAAGCGAACGCGCAAACTGCCGCACGCTGGATTGAACAAGGGCGCATAATTGCCCGTGATGAGGCTGTAAAAGATGCACAAGCACAAGCCGCTAAATCTGCTGCCACTGCTGCTGGCCTGTCTGCCACTGTTAGCCAGTTGCGCACCGAAGCAACAAAGCTTGCCGCCCACCTGGACGCCGCAAAGCACACCTCAGATCTTGCCGCTGCCGTCAGAAGCAAAACAGCCGGAGCCGACGCCGCAGTGCTCGCCGACATGCTCGGACGCCTTGCAGAAGAAGCTCGATATTATGCTGAGCGATCTGACGAAAGCTACCGGGCTGGAATGACATGTGAGCGTGTTTACGACTCAGTGAGAGAGTCAAACAATAGCAGGTAATCTCCGAGAGTAAGGGACAATGCTATGTGATACATCGTGATTATTCGTTAGACTTCTCTTACCGTTAGGGATGAGGTCACCAAATGAAAATCAGATATGTAATTGCGTTAACATTATCATTGCTCGTTGCCGGTTGTGATAACGCGCCAAAGTTTGATGGTTCAAGCCAGGAGTCACTTCGATACTCAGCAGAGAAGGTATTCGAACCTTTGTCTGAAGAGAAGAAAGCTGAACTAAAGACAGCTATTATCGATACGCTGAATTACTACGACACCCAGGCAGAGCTAACCAACGACAAAAGCTATTCGTCGAATAATATGCGGCTGGTTGTATTAGATGGGAAGACTGCCGATCAGGTTGTTTCTGAGGCAGCCAGCTATCGAGATAAAAAAGAAAAACTCGAGAAGAAATATTTACATAATCAATGATAAGAGGCCGCATTTAGCGGCCTTTTTCATACCTATTAATTGATAATCACTATCATTTGCGCGGGTCCTCCTGGCGATTCTGAACACCGAGGGGGCGAGGACACGCGGAAAACGGCTGGTTTTTTGCATTTTATCGGCATCATCATCATTCCCTTAACTTGTTGATATTTCAGTCGTGAAATTATTCACGATGTCGAAATGGTTAAATATTGTTCATCATCATGGATAACGAACTGAAAAACCTTCGCCTCAACATCAATCAACTTGCAGCGGTGACCGACCTTCATCGTCAGACGATCTCCAGCAGGCTGAATAACGTTGAGCCTGCTCCGGGCAGTAATTCTCGTCTCAAGCTTTATTCTGTCGTGGATATTCTCCGGGAACTGCTGGGCCGGACCACGGCACCCGAGCTGGTGGATATCGATAAGATGTTACCGCCGGATCGTAAGGCGTGGTTTCAGTCTGAACGCGAGAGGCTTAAATTCCAGCAGGAAACAGGTGAGTTAATCCCGGCATCGACAGTGACCCGAGAATTTTCATCAATGGCAAAAGCCGTCGTTCAGGTGCTGGAAACGCTGCCGGATATTCTTGAACGTGATTGCGCGATGACGCCTGCAGCTGTCGTTCGGGTTCAAAAAGTCATCGATGACCTGCGGGATCAGATAGCCCTGAAGGTTGAGCAGGCAGATACGCCGGAACAGGAGGACAGTTCGCCAGAAGAGGAGTAAGCCATGCGACAGGCCACGGCGGCGGAGCTAAGAAAAAACACTGCCGGGATCATCAGAGCACCGCGCCGAATGCCTGTAGCGGAAGCCGTACATAAATATATGCGTGTTCCGGTCGGCGTGGGTAACTCCGTTGAGTGGGATCCTAATCTTGCCCCTTATGTTGTGGAGCCGATGAATTGCCTGGCATCACGCGAATATGATGCTGTCATTTTTGTTGGCCCTGCCCGAACGGGTAAAACCATTGGTCTGATTGATGGCTGGGTGGTGTACAACGTTGTCTGCGATCCGTCTGACATGCTCATCATTCAGATGACGGAAGAGAAAGCGCGCGAACACTCAAAAAAACGTCTGGCCCGAACATTTCGTGTCAGCCCGGAGGTGGCGTGCCGGCTGAGTCCTTCACGCAATGACAACAACGTGCATGACCGGACTTTCCTTGCCGGGAACTACCTGAAGATAGGCTGGCCGTCTATCAACATCATGTCGTCCTCAGATTTTAAGTGTGTGGCGCTGACGGATTACGATCGCTTCCCGGAAGATATCGACGGGGAAGGGGACGGATTTTCGCTTGCTTCAAAACGTACCACCACCTTTATGTCGGCGGGGATGACGCTGGTCGAGAGTTCACCGGGCAGGGAAATCACCAATACGAAGTGGCGGAGAAAGTCACCTCACGAAGCTCCTCCCACGACCGGGATCCTGTCTTTATATAACCGCGGCGATCGTCGTCGCTGGTACTGGCCATGTCCACATTGCGGGGAATACTTTCAACCGGCCATGGAGGCGATGACAGGTTACCGGGAAACGTCTGACCCGGTAAAAGCCAGTGAAGCGGCGCATATTGATTGCCCGCATTGTAGCGGCATGATTACCGCCGACAGAAAGCGGGAACTGAACGGAAAGGGTGTCTGGTTGCGTGAGGGACAGACTATCGACCGTGAGGGCAACATAACCGGAGAAGCCCGACGCTCGCGCATTGCCTCGTTCTGGATGGAGGGACCTGCGGCGGCATACCAGACATGGGCGCAACTGGTTTACAAATTACTGACGGCGGAACAGGACTATGAAGACACCGGCAGCGAAGAAACGCTCAAAACGGTAATTAATACTGACTGGGGGCTGCCTTATCTTCCCCGTTCAGCCAGTGAGCAGCGACGTGCTGACGTGCTGATGCTGCGGGCAGAAGACTATGGCAAACGACTTGTGCCGCCGAAAGTCCGTTTTCTTCTGGCGTCGGTGGATGTGCAGGGCGGGAAGAAGCGCCGTTTTGTCGTTCAGATAATCGGGTACGGTGAAAACGGCGAACGCTGGCTGGTGGACCGCTATAACATCCGCCAGTCCCTGCGTTGTGATGAAAATGGTGAGGCGCAGCAGGTGCATCCCGGATCCTATCCGGAAGACTGGCAACTGCTTATCACAGATGTTCTCGAAAAAACTTATGCGTTGCAGTCAGACCCTTCGCGACGGATGCCCATTCTTGCAATGGCTGTCGACAGCGGCGGGGAAGATGGGGTAACGGATAACGCCTATAAATTCTGGCGCCAGTGTCGTCGTGACGGACTGGGTAAACGGGTTTACCTGATAAAAGGTGACAGCACCCGACGCCAGAAAATCATTACCAAAACCCACCCTGACAACACAGGCCGAAGCGACCGCCGGGCGGATGCGCGTGGTGAGGTTCCGGTATATCTGTTGCAGACGGACCTGTTAAAAGATCAGCTCAGTAACAACCTTGAACGTGAAACCCCAGGTGCCGGGTATATCCATTTTCCTGACTGGCTGGGGGAGTGGTTCTACGAGGAACTGACCTACGAAGAACGCGGCACGGACGGAAAATGGCGCAAGCCCGGAAAAGGCAATAACGAAGCCTTTGACCTTTTCTGTTATGCCCACGCCGTCGCTGTCCTGCGTGGTTATGAAAAAATCCGGGACTGGGAACAGCCCCCGGCATGGGCTGCCGCTCAGGAGAGTAATTCAAACATCATTGACGGGGAGCGCCCCAGGGAGATTGCTGTGAAAAAAGCGGTACCTGTACGTTCGTCTCCTGTTTCTGTAACTGAACAGCCCAGCCCGCTTTCTGGTGGCTGGCTGGGTGTCAGTGACAACGGAGGCTGGCTGTGACGAAATCAGAAATTCAGCAGATGCTGGTAACAGTACGCCAGGCATACCGTGATTCCCTGGACGGGAAAAGTGTGTCTTTTACGGGCGTAAATGGTCGCGCCATAACTAACCATGATCCCGTGGCGCTTCGCAGAGAGCTGGAATACTGGGAAAAACGCTGGGTTGCCGTGAACCGTCGCGGTGGATCTTTCAAACTCGCCAGATTTAATTAAGGTCTTCCATGGGTATTTTCGACAGAGCACTTGGTGCAATTGCGCCAGGGTGGGCAGTCGCACGCGCCAGAAACAAAATGCTGTTGCAGGCATACGATGCGGCACAGCCTTCCCGGCTTAATAAAACGAAGCGCGAGAGCCGCGCGGCTGACACTGCTGTTGGTGTTGCAGGGATATCACTGCGCGAGCAGGCGCGGGCGCTGGATGAAGACCATGACATTGTAATTGGTCTGCTGGATAAGCTCGAGGAGCGGGTGATTGGCGCCCAGGGGATTCAGGTTGAACCGCAGCCACTGGGGCTGGACGGCAAACTGCATGAAGAATTTGCGGCAAAGATTTCCGCGCTCTGGTCCGAATGGTCAGTTCGCCCGGAAGTGACCGGGATGTTTACCCGCCCGGAAGCGGAACGGCTGGCGCTGCGTTCCGCACTGCGTGATGGTGAAATTTTTACCCAGCTTGTGAGAGGGCCAGTTGCTGGTCTGACTCACTCGACCAGTGTGCCGTTTTCTCTGGAGTTGCTCGAGGCCGACTTTGTGCCGATGAACCTGAACAGCACCTCGGGGCAGCAGATCCGTCAGGGTATTATTGTGAATAACTGGGGCCGTCCGACAGGCTACCGGGTTTATAAATTCCATCCGGCCAACATGACGCGTTTTAGCGCAGAACTGAAAACTGTTGCTGCTGAGAATATGCTGCATCTCGCGCAGCGAAAACGTCTCCATCAGTTACGCGGGGTGAGTCTGTTACACGGCGTGATCCGCCGCCTTGGCGACATTAAGGATTACGAAGAGAGTGAACGCGTGGCCGCAAGAATCGCTGCCGCGCTGGGCTTTTATATCAAGAGAGGTGATGCTGCTACTTTCCCGCAAGAAGATGACTGGAAGCCGTCAGAAAATAAATACCGCTATTTTGATATCGCGCCCGGGATGATTTTTGACGATCTGGCACCGGGCGAAGATCTGGGCATGGTCGAGTCCAATCGTCCGAATGTCCATCTTCATGAGTTTCGCAACGGGCAATTACGTGCTGTTGCCGCCGGAAGCCGGGGAAGCTATTCCAGTATTGCCCGTGACTACAATGGCACATACAGCGCCCAGCGCCAGGAACTGGTGGAAAGCTACGAAGGCTATAACGTACTGCAGCAATGGTTTGTTGGCCAACACAGTCGCCCGGTATACCGCGCCTGGCTGGCGATGGCGCTGTTAACGACAGATATCCCACCGGATGTGGATCGAACAACCCTCTTTAATGCGACCTATCTTGGCCCGGTTATGCCGTGGATTGACCCTGTAAAAGAGGCAATGGCCTGGCGGGGAATTGTGCGCGGTGGTGCGGGAACTGAAGCGGAGTGGATCCGCGCCCGTGGGCAATCCCCCCAGGAGGTGAAGCGACAGCGTATGCGTGAAACCGAATTCAACCGAGAAAACGGGCTGGTGTTCGACTCAGACGCCGCCAACGATAAAGGAGTGCTCCCTGATGCAGCAAATGATAAGCCCGCCCCGTCGCGGGACGATGATTAATCCCCGCGCCAGTGTGGCTGGTATCGATGCCGCAAACGGTCAGTGCTGGTATGAGATACGCGCCCTGGCTGCAGGGCGTGTGGAAATATTTCTCTATGACGTGATCGGCGGCTGGGGGATTACCGCTCAGCAGTTCGTCTCCGACTGTAAGGAAGCCGGGGTGTTTGAGGCCAGCGCCGTCGATCTGCATATCCACAGCCCGGGCGGCGATGTGATGCAGGGATTTGCCATCTTTAACACCTTGTCCCGTCTGAAGGCGAAGCTGGATATCTGGGTGGACGGCGTGGCTGCCAGTATGGCTTCAATGATTGTCTGCCTGCCCGGTGCCACGGTGCATATGCCGGAAAATGCCTGGCTGATGGTACACAAGCCGTGGGGTGGGATCGCCGGGGATTCCGATGATATGCGTGACTACGCTGCCTGGCTTGATCGTAATGAAGCGCTGATGCTCAGTGCCTACATGAACAAGACCGGGCTGGGGCAGGAAGAACTGGAGGCGATGCTGAAAGCTGAAACCTGGCTTAATGGCGCGGAGGCGGTGGAAAAAGGTTTTGCTGACACGCTTGAACCAGAACTGCAGGCCGCGGCCTGTGTGAATCAAAATAAACTGAAGGATTACCAGAATATGCCAGAACAGATTAACAACCTTTTTGGGCCGCGCGCCGAAGCTCCTGTCAGTCAGCCGCAACCCGCACAAAATCCGGCTCCGCAGGCCGCAAATAACCCAACAACACCGCAGCCAGCCCAGCAACCGCTGGCGGGAAATATCGACATTACCGCGCTGGCCGCCCAGCTCCAGCAGCAGATGCAGGCGGCGAATACTGAACGAGTCAGCGCAGTTTCCGCTGTGTTTGATGCGTTTCCTGCTTTCGGCTCGCTGAAAGCAGAATGCATCACGGATATTTCCTGCTCAGCGGAACAGGCCCGCACCAAATTGCTCAATGCGCTGGCGGCAGGGACGACCCCGAGTGCCGGACCGGGTGCAGTTCACATCCATGCGGGTAACGGGAATATTGTTGGTGATTCCATTCGTGCGGCGGTGATGAACCGTGCGGGCTATGCGCAGGCAGAAAAAGATAACGCCTACAACGGGTATACCCTGCGCGAACTGGCCCGCGCCTCGCTGGTGGATCGTGGTATCGGTATTTCTGGTGTCGGTACCGCACAGGCGATGGTTGGGCTGGCGTTCACCCACAGCAGCAGCGATTTCGGCAATATCCTGATGGATGTGGCGCATAAGGCGGCATTGCTTGGCTGGGATGAGGCCAGCGAAACATTCGAACAGTGGACCCGTAAAGGCACACTGACCGATTTCAAAACCGCGCACCGCGTTGGCCTGGAATCACTGTCATCGCTGCGTAAGGTTCGCGCCGGGGCGGAATATAAATATGTCACCATTAAAGATCGCGGTGAGCCGATTGCACTGGCCACCTATGGTGAGCTTTTCAGCATTGACCGCCAGACTATCATCAACGACGACCTGGATATGCTGACGCGTATCCCGCAGGCAATGGGGCTTGCTGCGCGAGCCACCGTCGGCGATCTGGTCTGGGCTGTACTGACCAGCAATCCGAAAATGTCGGACGGTAAGCCGTTGTTCCACGCCGATCATGGCAACCTTGTTGCAGCCGATCTGAGTATTGAAGGGCTGGATATTGCACGTAAGGCAATGCTGCTGCAAAAATCCGGCGATCGTCGTCTGAATATTCGTCCAGCCTACATGCTGACGCCAGTGGCAATTGAGTCACGGGCAAACCAGCTGATTAAATCCGCCAGCGTACCGGGCGCAGACGCGAACAGCGGGATCGTTAACCCGATCCAGAACTTTGTGACAGTGGCTTCTGAGGCCCGCCTGGATGACAGCAGCCCGACGGATTATTACCTGACTGCTGCGCAGGGGCGCGACACAATTGAAGTAGCCTATCTGGACGGTATCGACACGCCATATCTGGAACAGCAGCAGGGCTTCACTGTGGACGGTGCCGCTTTCAAGGTGCGCATTGATGCGGGTGTGGCCCCGCTTGACTGGCGCGGGCTGGTTAAAGTCACCAAAAAATAACGACCGCCGCCTGGCGGTTTTTTTATCCCTGAAGGCGGCGCTGGTCGCCTTTTCCTTTTATGGAGAAAAAACATGGCGAATAACTATCAGCAGGACGGTACCACACTGGATTATCACAATGCGGGTGTTGATGCCGTTTCATCCGGTGCGCTGGTGGCGGTCGGCGGAATTGCCGGGGTGGCTCACAGCGATATTCCTGCTGGCGAGTGGGGAACACTGCATATGGCCGGTGTTTTTGTGCTGCCTAAAGCGGCAGAAGAAATTGCGGCAGGCCAGAAGCTGTATCTGGCTGGCGGAAAGCTGACGGTGGCAAAAGGCGATGATGCAACGCCAAACCCGGTTGTTGGTTCCGCCTGGGGAGCAGCTGAGGCGGATGCTGCTGATGTTGCCGTCCGCCTGGGGTTCTGATGAGCCGGTTCCGGGAGCGTTTGGCTAAAGCAGATGCCCGGATTAACCGGGCGTTTGCCGAAGAAGTCCCTGCATGCCTGCAAACGGGTGAAGGCCCGCGTCTGGTGACCGTGATTTTTGAATCACCGGATGCGCTGTCGGGTGTACCGGGGGGCGGGGAAATTCAGAACCATTCCCCGGCGTTCAGTGCAATGACTGCGGATATTTCCGGTCTCGAAAAACATGACGGTGTGGTGATCAATACCATCCCTTACCGGGTGACACATATCGGCGCAGATGAAGAAGGGCGGACCCGCGTCACGCTGGCATATGGGGAACCCGGCAAAACACAGCCTCAGATCGATAAATGGAGCTGATATGGCGCGGGAGTCTCGACTGCGGCGGGATTTACCCGTCGATATTGATGTGGATGTTATCTGGCGAATTGCGGACAGTATCGGTGCGACGCAAAAACAGTTCCGTGCAGCGTACTCACGCGCGCTCAGGCGTACTGCCGCCACGCTGCGAAAGAAAGCTATGGCGGATCTGAAAGACGGGCTGGCCCCACGCAGTATGAATCTGGTCCGGCGCCGTCTGCTGTCTTTTCGTCTGGACAGGGGATCGCAACTGGATAACTTCCGGCTCTGGTTCGGGCTGAATGCCATTAAGGTGAAAGACCTTAAAGGACGAATCAACGGGCGGCTGCGACCGCACCATACCCGGCGTGACCGCAACACGGGGCGTTTTATTAAAGCGCGCCGCCAGGCAGAAAACGCCGGATTTTCCCCGAAAGGTAATCTGCTGAGCGAACGGTCGTTTGAAAACGGGGAGGTGTCCCGTTCAAAACGGGATAATCGCCGGACGGTGGTTATTCGCGATCCCCTGACCCGCCGGACACGCGAAGCAGAAATGGATATCTACGAACCGATGCTGAACTACATCGAGGACAACGCATTTGCGGAAGCGATGGAGATTTTTATGCATCACTTTGAAACCGACATTCGCGGGCGCATAAAAGCCCGTATTTCTGTCTGAGGTAACGAACGATGGCCGAGCCACTGTTGCTGGGGCGGTATCACGATGCTGTGACTGACGCATTAAAAAAAATCGGATGGGTGCGTGATGCCGGTGCGTATCCGGAAAGAAATGTTCCCCGCTTTTCGGGCCTGACCACGCCTGCGGTGTATTTCTCGATTAACAGCTGGGAACAGGGCGGAGGTAATGAGGGGCAACTGGGCGTTAATTTAACCTGTGATCTCTTCGTGGTGGTGGATGCCGCCGGGTCGGGTGTGAGTCAGCCTGAAATCTTTGTCAGAACCGCAGCGGCTGATATTACCCAGTGGATTGACGGACAGCAGTTTGGTCTGGGCCATATTGAGCCTGCGGTATTCACCACGGCGGAACGTGATGAGTTTGATCCGCGAATGGATGATTATCTGGTCTGGCGTATTTCTTTCACCCAGGCTGCTGCATTTGGTACTGACCCCTTTGCAAACAATGGCATGCCTCTGCAGCAGGCCTGGCTGGGTGCTGCACCTGATACGGGCCGTAATCACGTGGATGACTATCAGCTTATCTGGGAGGCTCAGCCCGATGAGTGATATAGCAGGCGACCTGCAGCGCAGACTGGCGAACCTTGTCCGGCGCGGCGTTATCCACTCCGTCAGGCACGATCGCATCCCAAAATGCCGGGTGGATTTGGGGGATATCATCACGACCTGGCTGCCGTTGTGCCAGGGGTTTTCAGGAACTAACCGGGCGGATTCAAATCCTTATGCCGTGGGGGATGCGGTTACGGTCCTGTCCGAAGCCGGAGAGCTCAACAACGGACGGGTGTTTCCCGGCTGGAACACGGGAAAGCTGCCGGTGCCGGAAGGAAGTGACAGCGAGCACATTACCCGTTACAGCGACGGGACCGAGATCCGTTATGACAGGAACGCGCATGCCCTGACGATTACGCTGGCTGATGGTGGAACTTACAAAATTGTCGGTAAAGGCACGCTGGATGGTCCGGTTGAAATTACCGATACCCTGACAGTTCAGGGCAAAACCTTGATTAATGCTGACACGTCGGTTGCAGGGAATATCGGGGCGTCAAAGGAGATAACGGATAAATCCAGCAGCATGAGCAAGATACGTGAAGTCTTTAACAACCACGATCATCGCGGCGACAGCGGCGGGCTCACCGATAAACCAAATCAGAAAATGTGACCTGCTGCGGCAGGTTTTTTTATGCCTGGAGAAAAAACATGTCTCAGTTACATGGCGTTGAAACTATTGAACTCACCTCGGGTACGGTGGCGGTTACCACGATTCAGACCGCCATTATCGGCCTGGTAGGAACGGCACCTGATGCGTCGGGGGGAACAGCCGCATCGGGATCATCCGGTACACCCATTCTCGATAACGTTATCGACTTCACTGCAACCATTAAGGGGCGGGAAGGCAATGTCATCAATGTCGCTGCGCTGGCCGGACAGCCGACAGCCGAAAATCCTGCTGCGGTTGTGACGTCAGCAAGCTGGGATCCTGAATCGCTGACACTGAAAATCACGCTGGGTTGTGATGAGCACGGTGTTATCACGGCTAAACCTGGAGAAGTTGCTGAGGCTGTCGGTGGTGTTGATGGCGTAAAAATCAGTGCGAGCGGGCGCGGTGACGGGATTGTCCAGCCATTCAGCCTGCAATTAGCGGGGGGTGAAGATGAACCCTTTCCACTCAATACGCCGGTGGCGGTCATCGGCACCACGCTGTTATCCCGCCTGGGTGAAAAAGGTACGCTTAAACAGGCACTGACTGATATTAACGATCAGCGTAATGCGCTGACGGTGGTGGTGCGTGTGGCGGATGAAAACGATGTGGCAAAACGACGCGCGGCGGTACTGAAGGGGATCGGCACCCTGTCATCAGCGAAATCTGTTACGACGTACCAGCCGCGTATTGTGATTGCGCCGGGATTCAGTGAGGACGATGCGGTTGGTAAGGGGCTGGAAACCGTGGCCGGGAAATTGCGCGCCGTTGCATATGTTGACTGCGCATCCGGTGCGACGCTGCAGGAAGTGGTACAGCGCCGCCATTCCTATGGCGCACGAACTGAACTGTTGCGTCCGCGGGTCCAGGCGAGCGATGCAGATGGCCAGCTGGTTTATCGTCCTTACTCTGCCTTTGCTGCCGGGTTGCGCGCCCGCATCGACTTTGAAAAAGGCTGGTGGTGGAGCAAGTCGAACCAGGACATCAACAACATCCTCGGTGTTGAGCAGATCGATGAATTTATCCTCGGGGATGAGAACTGCGATGCAAACCTGCTCAACATGCAGAACGTGTCCACCATTATCCGCCGGGCGGGTTTTAAACACTGGGGGAACCGCCTGTGTGCAACCAATCCTCAGTGGCATTTTGAATCTGTCCGCCGTACTGCGGATGTTATTGAGGACAGCATTCAGGAAACCATGCTGGAGTATGTCGACCGCCCACTGGACCGGGAAAATGCGGATGACATTATCGGCACCATCAATGCCTATATGCGGCAACTGGTAGGGCTTGGCGCCATATTTGGTGGGCGGGCCTGGCTGGATGAAGAACTGAACACAGCGGAAACCATGGCGTCGGGTGTCCTGTACATCAACTATGACTTTGGTCCGAAATCGCCGACTGAACTTATCAGCCTGCGCGTCCGGGTGAACAATAACTATGCGCTTGAGGAGATGCTTGCAGCATGAGCGATAAAAACACACTACGCGTCTGGACCTTCTTCCGGCAGGGGATCCGTATTCAGGGGGCGCATGAATTTACGCCGCCGTCTCTGGCAATTGTTAAAACGGATTTGCGTACCGGCGCACAGGATGCGCCCACCCCGGTTGATGACGGCATGGAAGCACTGACCTGTCAGGTTAAATTTTATGGGATAGATACGGATATGCTGGCCAGCTTCGGTTTTGTCAGCGGCAGCCGTTCACGCTTTACGGCTTATCAGGGCTATCTCGGTAATGGCACTGCGCGCGGTACGGTTGAGGAAATTGAGGGGTTTGTACAGACCGTCACGCCGGATGCGCGCAGTAAGGACACGCTTTCCGAAAATGCCGTGACGGTTGATATTGCCGTCAGCTACTACCGTCAGTCACTGGACGGGCGCGAACTGTTTGCCATCGACACAGAGCGTTTCGCCCGCCGGGTGAATGGCGTGGATGTGCTTTCTGGCCTGGCTGCCAAAGTGCGTCTCTGATTTTACTGTTATCCCACCACTGTAACGGCCTGCGGGCCGTTTTTTTATGGAGCAACCTATGAGCTTTCCTGGTGAAACCCGCGTTATAAAACTGTATTCCCCCGTATCACTTGATAATGGGGTCGTGATCGATGAAGTCACCATGCGTGAACCGCTGGTTCGCGATCGCATCACTCATGCCAAAGACCGCGGCAACGAAGAAGAGAAAGAAGCCCGCATGATTGCGCTGCTGTGCAATCTCAGTGAACAGGATCTCTGGCTGATGACGGCGGCAGATTACTCACAGCTGCTGGATGCCTTTAACGTTTTTATGCTCCCGCCCGCGAAGCGACCGAAGGCGGGCTCCTCCGGGCAATAAGATTTCTGGGGCGACGACTGCATTTTCCGATGGTGGAATACCTCGATATGCCGTTCAGCACTTTCTCTGATTTTTTGACCGACGAACTGGAGACGATAAACCATGGGCGGAATAAGCCAGAACCTTAAGGCCGTCATTACCTTTGGCGGAAACCTGGATAATTCATGGAAACGATCTGCAGATGGTCTGCAAAAAAGCCTGAAAGATGTCGGAAAGCAGTCTGAACGACTGACAAAAGACCAGACCAAACTGGCAGCAGAAATCAAACGCGCCAAACTGGCCGGTGAAAGCCTGGGGGATTTGAAGCGCCGCTATACCGATGTTTCCAGGGAAATCCGCAAAACGGAGGCGGAGCAGCAGAAACTGAATGTACAGATGCAAAAAGCACAGCGCCTTCAGGCATTCAAAGGAGCCGGTAAAGGTCTGTTCCGGCGCGGTCTGGGGATCGCCGGGCAGGTGGGTGGGATGTTTGGATCCGGGCTGGCTATTGGCGGTGGCGGTGTGGTGGCTTCAGCTCTTGGCACACTGATAGCGCCAGCTGCCACCAATGCTGAAACGGCAACCCGCACTAATGTCGCAAAAAGTTACGGCGTGGACGTGGCCACGTTTAATGCCTGGGATTCTCTGGCGAAGCAGTACGACATGAATGCGGAAAACATTGGCGATCTCTTTGAAGAGTATCTGCACAAATCCGGGGAGTATAAACAGAACGGTAAGCAGGGCTCGCTGCAGGATGCGTTTGAAACGCTCGGTTTCAAAGCGGGGGATTTTGCCGGGCTCAGCGATATGGCGCAGTTCGACAAAATTGTTGAACGGGCGCTCAGCCTTCAGGACGAGTCAAAAGCCTCCTTCGCACTGGATTCTCTTTTTGGCGGGGAAGCGAGCAAACTGCTGATGCTTATCAAGCAGTCTGGCCGGAGCTACCGCGACCTGATGGACGAACAGCGGCGCTACAACCTTGTGACCAAAGAGGGGGCAGATGGGGCGGTTGCAGGGAATCAGGCTATCAATAATCTCCGCACTGTTTTCTCTTCTGCGGTTGCTGAAATTTCCGGGCAACTGGGAAATGAGCTTGCGCCTGATATCCGTAATCTGACGAATGATCTTGCCGACTGGTTCAAAGGTGGCGGGATCAAACGCATTGTGACTTTCCTGCGAAACGACCTTTATCCCGGCGTTCTGTCGTTCGGGCAGGGGGTGGTTTTTGTCGGCAAAATTATTTACGCGCTGGCTAAAAAACTGTCCTGGTTGCTGCCGGATGAACGAAATGATCAGCGCGATGTACTGAAAACACTGGCTGGTAACGGAATGAATATGGCTCGCCTCCGAGCTGAGCAGACAGGCCAGGGAGAATGGTTTACGCAGCAACTGGCAATTCATCCTGACTTGCCAGAAAAAGTAAAAGAGTCATGGAATGATACCCGCGGATGGTTCGGTCCTGACAGCGACGATGAGGCGTTTAACAAATCGCTTGATAAATACCTGTCACCGGAAGGCGGCGATTCGCTTTTAAACTGGAATGCGGCGCTACAGCAAAACAAGGACCATGTAGCGCAAACCGTTAAAGATGACCCGCAAAGCAGTGCCGGAGCCTGGGATAATTACGCGCATGAGCCGGTAACATCTGCCAGTCAGTGGAAAAGAGAACCATCAGGGCTGACGGACAGCCAGGGAGAAGGTGAAAACGCCCGCGCAGGGGATAATTATCCGAATGCTCCCCTTCTTCCCGTCGTGCAGCAGGACAGGACTGTTACGACAACAGACAGATCACCTGCTGAGCCGGTCATTTTGAAAGATGAGAGCACGGGCGGTTACTGGGAAAGTCTGCTTCAAAAAATGGATGTACTGGATAAGCAGCCGCCATCACGGCAGATAACTGATAACCGCAAATTTGAATACCACTTCGAAATTAATGCTGCGCCGGGACAGGATGAGAAAGCCATTGTCGAGGAAGTGACCACGGTGACGAAAAACAATTCAGCCTTTAATGGTGATAACAGCCTTCTGGATGGGGGACTTGTCTGGTGAGTGAAATTATCCCGATATTTGAAGATTCCGGCCAGCGCAGTGCAGGCGCATTACGGGGTGGGCAGGAAGCCCGCGTGATGATGATGCTGGGGAATTTCGCCTTCTCGATTGATACAGCGGCTTATCATCAGCTCACCCGTGAGGCCAGCTGGCGCTGGAGTGAACAGGAACGCATCGGCAAACAGGACCTTCTTCAGTACACCGGAAAGCCCGGGCGTACTGTCAGGCTTGAAGGGCAGTCTCACGCCTTTTTCCGTAAAGGGGTGGAAGGGGTGAATGATTTATTTGATCTTGCCGATCAGGCGAAACCCCAGCAGCTAGTCAGCGGAGAAGGCGATGTGCTGGGTTGGTGGGTGGTGACCGACTTTTCAGACACGACGAGTAAGTTTTTACCGGGTGGCGGTCACCGAAACAAAAACTGGACGATGACACTAAAACACTATGCCGACGATCTATCAAACCCGTGACGGAGATGTACTGGATGCAATTTGTGCCGTGCATTACGGTACTGAAAATCTTTCAGACTCGGTGACTCGGGTTCTTGAAGCCAATCAGGGGCTGGCGGATCAGGGGGCTATGTATCCTTCCGGCCTGTACATCACACTGCCGGATCTGGTGACGCCCGTGGCGGAATCGCCATTCAGTTTATGGGATTGATATGGCTGAACAGACAGCGATGCCGGAATATGCGCCGGCCTTCAGCATTCAGGCCGAAGGGAAAGATATAACCCGGGTGCTGCAACAATGCCTGAGTGAACTGACCCTGACGGATTATGGTGGGGCAACAGCGAAAGCCGATGAACTGAAAATCAGTCTCATCTCTGAAACGCTGTCGCTTCCCACTAAAGGTGCCCGGCTTCGGGTTGCTCTGGGATTCAATGATCAACTGATCGATAAAGGCTGGTTTGTTGTCAGTGGTGTCTCGAGCAGCGGCCCACCAAGGCGTATCGAACTTTATGCAACCGCTGCGCCGATGAACGCCCAGAAACAACCCGGAGATGTGACAAGCCAGAAAACCCGGAGCTGGGATAACCTTCGTCTTGCCGATATTGTCAAAACGGTGGCCACCGATAACGGGCTTATTCCCCGCGTGGCCGACGCGCTCAAAGATATTCATATCAGCCATATCGATCAGGTGGCGGAATCCGATGCCAACCTGCTCGCAAGGCTTGCGCGTGACTACAACGCAGTGAGCAAACCATCAGGAGGCTACTGGCTTTTTTTACAGCAGGGGGCCACGGCAACGGCTTCAGGGAAACAGACTGGCGGGATCACCATCACACCGGATGAAGTATCAAACTGGTCCTACAGTGAAGGTGAGCGTGGGAGTTCGACAGGTAAAGCTACAGGGAGTGGAGGAAAAGCTAAAGAGAAAATCGGCGTGCGTTATTACGACGAGGAGGACGGTACGACAAAGACCTCCTCCGTTGAACATGACGGCCCGGCGATGACCAATCCCTATACCCAGTCGGAGAGAAACACCGCCGAGCAACAGGCAAACTCTAGGAAAACACAGGCGAAGCGTAACGAGCAGAAAATGACGCTTACGGGGCCATGTCGCCCTAAACATGTTCCGCTGACAGCAGAAGCAAGTGTGTCGACTTCCGGTTTTGGCTCCCGTGAGGATCGGGCCTGGGTGGTTGAGTCTCTGGTCTTTTCTCTGACGTCAGCAGGATTCAGCTACACCTACAACCTTGTCGTGGATATTCGTAAACCCGCAGCGGCTTCGAAAAAATCAGAAAAGCAGGACAAAACAGGCCCGTCCTACTTCGGTTAACCCTCCCGCCATCCGGCGACTCAGCAACGGAATTTAATCATGAACGGTGTAAACAACCGGACCGGAAAACGCCTGTCCGGCGTCGCCCATTTGCGCCAGTCGGTCAGCGACATACTGACCACGCCCATCGGGAGCCGGGTTCTTGTCCGGGACTATGGCAGTGATCTGTTTTCGCTGGTGGATAACCCCCGGGATGATTTGACCCGGCTACAAATAATTGCTGCGTCTGCGACCGCACTGGCCCGGTGGGAGACGCGGCTGAAGGTAACACGTGTGCTTGTTTCCTTTCCTGAAGAGGAGTCCGGCTGTGTGCTGGATATTGAGGGGATCAACAAGGAAACCAATTTACCTGTCAGAACGGGAGACATAACGATTTATGGCAAGCGGCTATGACGTGATCAACCTGTCCGAACTGGACGTACCGGATGCCATTGTGGTGCCGGATGCGACTGAAATCTTCACCCGGTGGCTGGCGCGCCTGCGGGAACTTGATAAGCAGTTTGATGCGCTGGTGGAATCCGATCCGACGTTTAAACAGGGGGAGGTGAATGCCTACCAGCTGACGCTGGCGTTCCAGCGGGTTAATGATGCCGTGCGGGCGGTATTTCTCGCGAGTGCAAAAGAGGCTGACCTTGACCAGATAGGCGCCGCATTCAACGTTAAACGGCAGGTGATTAAGCCCGGCGATCCGCTTGCCATTCCGCCAGTGGAGCCTGAACTGGAAGACGATGCGGCATTTCGTGAACGTATCCAGCTTTCATGGGCGCAGCTGAATACAGCAGGCGCGCGTAATTCATACCGCTTTCATGCGAAGTCTGCCGATACGGATGTGCTGGATGCCGATGCCTATGGGCCGGAAACCCATAACCGGCCCGGATACGTTGATGTCTATGTCCTGTCACGTACCGGGGATGGGGCGGCGGGGCAGCCCCTGCTTGATAAGGTTAACAGCACACTGAATGCGGATGAAATCCGCCCGTTAACGGACTACGTGACGGTTAAAAGTGCCACGATTGAAAACTATGCCGTTACGGCAGAGCTTGAGATCCCGGAAGGACCGGACGCCAGTACGGTGCTGAATAATGCCATCGATGTATTACGGTCATACACCACGCTTTCCCATCGGATTAAAACCGTCGTCCCGCTGTCCGCCATTTATGCTGCGCTGCAGCAATCCGGTGTGGTCCGGGTAAGGCTGATTTCTCCGGTAGCAGATCTGGAAGCGGAACCGGGTAAAGCGCCCTGGTGTACCGCCATTAATGTCACCCGCACGGAGGTAAGCAGCAATGACGGCTAAGTTTCGATCTCTGCTACCTCCTGGCGCATTTCATGAAGAGCGGGCGCAGGAGCAGGCCAGCGCTGAGCAGATCGCCACCCTCGATACCAATATGGTGCGCAAGTCCAAAAATCCTGACACCTGTCCGGCGCATCTTCTCCCCTGGCTGGCTTGGGAGCATGCCGTTGATTTCTGGGATGACGGCTGGACAGAGGCGCAGAAGCGACAGGTGATAAAAGATGCCGCTTATGTGCATCAGCACAGGGGAACGGCCGGGGCGGTACGTCGTTCCCTCGGCTCCGTAAACCTGCCCACGACCGTGGTTGAGTGGTGGGAAGACACGCCGCGCGCTGAACCTTACACCTTCCGGATCGAAGTACAGAGCAGTGAGGGGGTCAGCGACGCTCTCTATCATCAGATCCGCCAGCTTACCGAGCGGGCCAAGAACCTGCGCAGCTATCTGAGCAAAATCGATGTGATGGCGAATGTGGGTATGGACGGGGCTTTTTATATTTCGGGTGCGACAACAGCGCATATCGATGTGGACATTTTTGCCGGGGAATCTCATGGCTGATTACTACTCAATTATCACTAACCGGGGTAAAGAACTGGAGGCGGAGGCGCTGGCCAGTGGTCGCCTGATTGTACTGACTCACTTTGTGGTGGGTGACAGTAATGGCAAGCAGGTCAAACCCGATCCGGCACAAATCCGGTTGATCAATGAAACGTACCGGGGAGATATCGCTGAGCTGGTGGTGTCCCCGGAACAGTCCACGCAGTTAATGGCAAAAATCGTTCTGCCGACCGGGGTTGGTGGATTCACCGTTCGCGAAGTCGGTTTAATGACTGACACCGGAGAGCTTTACGCGGTGGCAAACTGCCCATCGATCGATAAGCCGGTTGGTGGTGTCAGCGTTAATATGCAGTTTCGCCTGGCGGTATCAGATACCTCAAATATCACGCTGAATGTTGCAACCGGCGACGGGTTATTTCTGCGCATTGACCAGAACCTGAAAGAGATAAAAACGCGGGGCGCGGAAGCACAAAAAACGTCGCGTGAATCCATTGGTGTCCTCGATGGCACGACACAACGAAAGGGGCTTGTACAACTTAATAGTACGGTGAACAGCACCAGTGAAACGCAGGCCGCCACCCCTGCGGCAGTTAAGATCGTAATGGATAATGCGAATGCGCGACTGGCTAAAGACCGGAACGGCGCGGATATACCGAATGTCGCATTATTTCTACAAAACCTTGGTTTAGTAGAAACAATAAAACTGGCTGCTGGCGCAGTACCTTCAACACGCAGAGTTAATGGTCATGAACTGGCTGCGGACATCAATGTCACGGCGCAGGATATTTTTGACGGCCAGGTTGTGGGGATTGGTGAAAATCAGAATCTGGATGATTACCAGGTGCCGGGGCTTTATTTTCAGGGAGCGAACGCTAATACCAGTGCGGCACTGAATTACCCGGAGAATAATGCAGGTTCTCTGATGGTATTGAGAAGTGCCGGAGTCACACAGATTTACCGCGTGTACAACTCATCCCGCAGTTATACGCGTAGCAAGTATTCAACGCTGGCGTGGACGCCGTGGATGCCGGAAGATTCTTATCCTGTCGGCGCACCTATCCCCTGGCCATCTGATGTAACCCCGACAGGGTACGCCTTAATGCAGGGGCAACCTTTTGATAAAGCGGCCTATCCATTGCTTGCGATTGCGTATCCAGCGGGGGTTATCCCTGACATGCGAGGCCAGACGATTAAGGGGAAACCGAACGGGCGTACGGTACTCTCGTATGAACAGGATGGTATTAAATCGCACGCCCACACAGCCAGCATTTCCGATACAGACCTGGGAACGAAATACACCAGCTCTTTTGATTATGGTTCGAAACCAACAACCAGTTTTGATTACGGAAATAAGTCATCCACAGAAGGGGGTTGGCACGCACATAACTTTCGATATTGCTCAACGTCTGCATACCGGGATACTCCCGGCCAGGGGCTGGGGATGCACTCGTCGAATATTTCATGGTCAGCTGGAGATCGTATTGAGGGAAGTGGTAATCATGCTCATGTGACGTGGATTGGCCCTCATGATCACTGGGTGGGTATCGGTGCGCATGACCATTATGTGGTTATGGGGTATCACGGACATGCTGCGACCGTTCATGCAACCGGAAATGCAGAAAACACCGTTAAAAATATTGCGTTTAACTATATTGTGAGGCTTGCCTGATGACTTTTGAAATGACCGGAGAAAACCGGACTATTACTCTCTACAACCTTCGTGCAGATACAAATGAATATATTGGGAAATGTGATGGGTTTATCCCGGCTAATACGGGATTACCTGCTTACAGTACCAATATTGCCCCGCCGTCAGCGAAGGCTGGTTTTGTCGCTGTATTTAATTATGAGTCAGAAAAATGGTCATTGGTTGAGGACCATCGAGGGAAAATTGTCTACGACATTCAAACCGGGAAAGCTACCACGATTGACCAGTTAGGTAAGTTACCTGACGATGTTGTTTCAGTCGCACCGGAAGGTCATTTTGTTAAGTGGAATGGAGCACAGTGGGTCCACGATACCGATGCGGAAAATGAACATCTTCTGATGCTGGCGGACCAGGAAAAAATAAATCTTCTGGCGGTTGCAACATCCGCTATAGCCCCCTTACAGGATGCTGTTGATCTGGACATGGCAACGAAGGTTGAAACCACACTTTTACTGGAGTGGAAGAAATACCGTGTCTTGCTTAACCGGGTAGATACCTCAAATCCTGAATGGCCTACTCCCCCGAATATTCAGGCCAGTTAATATCAGGGGCGGAAGACAAATCGATGCGACGTAACTCAGTACGATAGCTTCGCAACGCCGCCAGTTGTGTTTCCTCTCTGGCTGATATATCGCCGTCTTTTTGCGCAAGACGACTAAAGTTAACCGCAGAAGAGTGGGCTCAGGCTGGAAGGTTGATTGCTGCAGGTGAGTCAAGAAACCGTTTGGCTATAATTTATGATGTAGGGGTGTCGACGCTATACAAAAAATTACCTGCGCGGTGTTGAGAAGACGCCACGCGTCGTCGTATGCGAGAACGGGCGGCGGCGAACTGGCGAACGTTCGATAGTGCGAGTATTGAATGATTGCCAGTCACGGCGGATTGTACTTAAGCAATATGACGGTTCAAGGCGTTTAATCTGAAACCAGCCACAATCAGCCTCTTCAAACATTTCCTGAACAGTACAACTAATCTGTTCCTTCCCATACTTGCTGGCGTCAGTGTTGATCGCCGGCAGTGTCATGATCGGTTTTACCCGAACACCAGCATCGGGGAAGAACGCTCCCTCATCATACTCAGCCCCCTTGAATGCTATCATGTTCACGATGTTTGTACATGTAGGGAGACATGTACTTGATTGAAATGGAGACATAAATCTCACTTATATAGTTTTGTACTATAGTATGATGTCCATTTCTAATGGAAAGTATAAAGAAACAACTATTGTTGCCGATAATCTATTTTAATTGTATGTTCAACATTGTAAATTGATAGTGGAATGTATGTTGTCACAAAGGGTTAAGATATAATAAGAGGTTTGTGTGATAAAGAACTACAAATTGACTAAACTTAAGCCCTATGTGATATCAATCACATTTTCATTTTTGCTGTTTTTGTCGTTAACTGAGATTTCTACTTATTATATATATAAGGAGCGTATCGGTTCATATACAGAACGAGTATTGAATAGAAGTGTTAGTCTCATTCAACAGATTGATGAAATAAATGATGGTTATGAGGTGTTTGATGCTTATAGTCCCTGTAGTGAACTACAGCTTCATGCTGTAAGAATCGCTCTATGGCCTTATGCACTTATAAAGGATATATCATTTATTTCTAATGGGGCAATTACTTGTACTGCGTTGTGGGGCAAGTTGCCAGCACCATTATTACTCAACATATACGATAGAAAAGTTGAAAAGGATAACTTGACGTGGTTTTTTGGCGTGTTGTTGGAAAATAATGTTAAAGCTGATTTACTAAGCAACCAAAAATTAGCTATAACGATTTCACCATTTGCTTTTAACAGATTTGCTACAGACCATGAAGAGAAAGGATTTTCAGCAATTGTCGGCAATAGAGATCATTCTCTTCATTTGTTTAGGTTTGGTGATCTGGTCGATCTGCTTGAGGAGGCTAAACATGATAAATCCTATCAGTTAGGACTTATTACTACACAAAGTTGTAATGGAAAACATGACATCTGTGTCATGGGAGGAGTGAAATTCCCGTGGGTGAGTTTCGATAATTGGTTAATGATATTGTTGATTGCATTTACATCTATTGTAACAGGTGTTCTTTTAGGTGTTGTTTATAATCAAAAGGTTGCACGCAAACAATCATTAGTATCAAGATTAAAAAATGCCATAAGAAATGAATCATTATATCTTGTATATCAACCTATTTATAAAATAAAAACCGGTAAGGTTATTGGTGTAGAGGCACTTATTAGATGGGATGACCATGATATTGGTAGCATTCCTCCTGATATTTTTATCCCTATTGCAGAGAGACATAATTTAATTCAAGATGTAAGTAATCTTGTATTTCGAATGGTAGTAAAAGAAGCTAGGTCTCTTTCTGAAAAATTTAATGTCTTTATAAGCATTAATGTTAGTTCTCAAGACCTTTTGTCTGAATCTTTTCAAAGAAAAGTGTTTCAGATGATCGATGAATTAAATATAAAGCCCGGAATGATAATGATGGAATTAACAGAAAGACAGAGTGCGGATCTAAATTCACTCCAAAAGGTAATTTCTTTATTTAATGATAAAGGTATTTCAATAGCCATTGATGATTTCGGGACGGGCTATTCAAATTTAAACTGGCTGTCAAGTTTACAAATAGATGAAATTAAAATTGATAAATCAATTACAGACTCTATCGATGAATACTCTATAAGTAATAATTTATTATCAGGATTGGTAGAGATTTTTAAAGATATAACTCATAAGGTCGTATTCGAAGGTGTGGAAACATCAACTCAGGTGAATTATTTAACTGAAATGTTCCCTGAGTGCGGTGTACAGGGATGGTATTACTCAAAGCCGTTATCTATAGATAAATTGACAAAATTAGTCGAGGATGCCAATTTGCCTTAATATTTATTACTTTATTTTCATTGTTTTCACATTCTATATAACACGCGTAACCGCGAGCTATATAAATTTAACTGCAGAAGGATTTTGATATCTTGCCGCATTCAATCAGCTAGTTGGTTCAAAATTGTATGGAATGTCGCGTTCACCTTCTTCAGCTAGCAGGGCAAGATAGTCCTCTCGTGTCATTGATTGTGAAAAGCGTCCACACATAGAAACCTCCAGCCGTATGTCAGACTGAAAGTATAGGGCAGTAAGAAAAAGTGGTGCGCACCGTTAAAGATTTAAAAGGAGCTTATAAAATAAATCGGAATGATTTCTTTGTGAATTGATGAATTCCGAAAGTGAAGGGGGCTTTAATCATTGTGTTCGAGAGCGATTAAGAGACAACATTTGACGGGCTTTTTCCCCAGTAATTCCCCAAAGCTTCCCCGTTCAGAAAACAGACATAAAAAAACCAGCCGTAACAGGCTGGTTCTTAGAGGATTTTTGGTCGGCACGAGAGGATTTGAACCTCCGACCCCCGACACCCCATATTTGCGATAAGTTAGGCCTGTACCAACGCTTCAGTTTCTGTGAGTGAGGTTTGATAGCGTTTTACTGCCTCAGCAAAGGCTTGCGCGGCATCTGCATTTGATACCATATATTCTTCAGTTACCCCTGTTTGAGAATGGAAAGTAATATTTCCATAAATGCAAATAGGGATTTGGTAGTTGTCTTTAAATCGACGGTCTGGCGAGCCATTCTTATTCGTTTTCGCCCATGTATACCCATCTATGCTTGAGTCACTGGGAACACCTTCTTCCTCATGGAATCTTCGATATTCTGAACTGATTTGTAATTCGCGTAAATCAATCAGAGCGAACGCCCCATCAGCTCGTGGTATGACTGCAATTCCAGGATAAAGCAAAATATCGTCGCCATTCACATTTTCAAACCGCATCGCGCGCCCTGTGAATTGAATGAGATCCGTTGAACTGAAATCAAAGGTAACTGGGTGACGATTAACAGTACGGGTTGCTAATGTTCTTTCGGCAAACTGGTCTGTAGCTTTATCTGCAGTAATATCCCATTTTTTGACGCTCGATTTTAACATATCAAATGCACGAACCATCGCTGCATATGCGCGCTGTGAAGTATCACTGCTCTCGAATGTTATGGCTATTCTTGTACTGTCTTCCCAAGATACTAGGCGAGATATCTCTGCTTGGGTTAGGGGGAGTATTGTCTCAAGTTCTGCGATGCGTCGTTTGTAAAACCAACGGAATAGACTTGATTTGCGTCGAACCAGCTCGCTTTTTTGTTTTGATTCTTCAGCAAGAGCCTCTTGTAGATCTGCTTTTATCTCTGCCCTTTGTTCTCGCGCTTTAGCAATCAATTCTCGTAAAGGTAAAAGGGAGGTACTTGTCAGGACTTCTACCGAAGCGCTGGATATTTCATTCATGCCAGCCATTGGCATATATATTTTAGCGTTCGATGGTGTGTTACTTGGGTATGCCTCGGGCATTCCCAAATGAGGTTCTGTAGCGGCCGGATTTAATGGATTGGTAACTGAGCGCCCATCATCATAGGGCAAGGTAGGTGTAGTATAAGATAAGCCTGTGCCAGGTAGTCCGACGGTCGCTCTGACCCCTTTTTTCCCAACATTGACAGTTGCGCCAGGCACGCCGATGCTTGCGCTTATTCCACGCTTGCCAATGTTGAGCCTAACGCCAGGAAATAGAGTAAAGGTTTGTCTGAAACGAAGAGACAT